ATCGTGATAATTACCTTTTTCGAGAAACCCAACTCCCATCAGTCCCGCCAGGACTGACGCAACCTGCTCTTTTGTCATCAATCCGATAGCATTTCCGGCGGCATTAACAGCCACAAAAGCGGATATGTCTTCCAGCTCTGGAAGAGCCAGTGTAGACTTCTTCAGCAGCTCCGTTTTCGACACCTTATGCGGCACGCCGTTTGTATCGTACACCTGTACCGTTTCACCATCTTCTTCCGTTGTCTGATTCTTCATACTTTCTGTATGTTTCAATAGATTGTCAGTTTCTTCACCTGTAAAGCTTAATACAAAATCTTCTTCTGCTGCCATAATTGTTTTTAATTTATAGTTATTAATGATATTACCAACATTGTATATTATAATTATCTCATTGCATCATTAAGCCCAGCAAGAAACCATGGAAGAAGCGACGCTGCATGATGTCTTACCCTGCTAACTTCATCATCTGAAAATTCGGTATCGTCATCGCTGGAAAAAATTTTTTCTGCTAATTTTAAATCAGCAATACCAACTCCTGTCACATTGTAAATGTTATCTGCAAACATTTCTCTGACATCAATCTCCACGAAATCGGATTTATCTATCTTCGTGTACTTCTTAAATTTCTTAAAATCTATTTTCATGATTAATCAACTAAAATTCCATTTTCAAAAACCAGGCTATATCTTGAAGGTATCGAACCATTCTGTATAGTCCATGATATTGTTCTCGTTACTCCTTTTTTGTATGTATATGAGCCATCGGCTTGCAATGACCATCCGGTACCAAACTCATTAGACAATATCGTATTGGTATAAAGATTTCCGTTTACATGTACTCCTCCGTCAAAATATCCGGCATAAGTATTAGAACTATGTGGCTTGCTAGTACCGTTCCTTGAAGCATAGATACATGCTCCACCGTCATTGCTTCCAATTATTTTAACCCCAAATTTCCCGTCAGTCGCACCATTGAAATTTATGTCAATCATACCACTGTTATCATCCGTAGGAACACCAATCCGTATACTCCTGCTATCATTGCCGAAAAAATCCCTTCCCTTCCAATTCAAGGAACCGTTGTCTATAGTGAACCCTCCAATCTTAGCACCATTTGCAGATATAGTACCAGAAAATGTTCCATCAGCTCCGTCCAGGTGTTTAACCTTAAGACTATCGACATCCACACAGGATGTTCTTAACATAGGCTTACCATTTTTCCACTCAAACACCAGTCCAGCATTAGCTCCATTCCCATCTGTAATTTTGAATCTATCTGCATTAATCAAGACTTCAGATGATGTGACCTTCAATCCCGCTTTTTGGAAGTCATTTTTAACAGAGATTGCGATACTGCCTGCCGACTGTGTAATTGCAGCCTTCATTTCTTCCTCGGTAACAGCAAAAGTTATTTTATCTCCTATGTTTATTACAGAATCACCTGCAGACAAGTACAACTCCCGAAATTTACCTTTTAATCCTTCAGACTTAGAGTAGGAAATATAATCGCCTTCCTCTCTATCACCGATGTAAATACGTCCATGAATCTTTACATAACATTCTTTCTTTACACGGTCATATCCAACTGAAAAAGAGTCCTTATTAGACAAAGAATACCCGTCTATACCTTGATAGAATGTCAGATATGGTGCACCGTCTCCGTATGCAGACAGCACGATTGCGCTCTGATAGTCCGGGTCGGCTATGTCTCCCAGTTGTACCATCACGTCACCCACTTTGGGTATATCGCTTCCTTCGTCACAATGATTCACGGATACATCTATCCAGTTATCACCAACATTTTCCACCAGACGCCACCAATAGTGATTGGATACGCCGTCATACGCGCCTTCCTTAATATTAAAGGACTGTGAGCGTACTAAATTCCCTGGCTTAAAACGATTTTCTATGGCTTTCTCACCATCATCTGCAAGGAAGTAACAGCGATAAACAGAACCATAAGTTCCAGGAGATGAGTAACCTCTTTTCCCGTCTGAGAACTTGACTCCTTTACCATCCTTGAAACGAATTCCCTTTTTTTCTATAAACTCGACCTTAGTAATCGTTGCTCTGGCCCCGCTGGCGTTGAACATGAAGGAAGCTCCGGCCAGCTCGGTCTCCATTATTGAAAGTAACTGGAAGATAGCTTTCTTGCGCACGTACAGTTTGTCAATCCATCCGACAGACTCGCCGCCCTTTTCTGAAGAGAATGACATACCAGCACCCATCATACCAGTCACGAAGTCAATTGATTCCAGGAAAGGAGATATGATACCGCCAAGAAGCTTAATGAGATAGTTTGTCTGGTCTTCCTTGTCCTTTCTCAATAATGTTGCAAGTGACCGTTTTGCCGAAAATACGTTACTGTCCGATGGGGCAGTAGAATCATTGGTCTTAATCACATATATGCTACTTCCTCCGCCTCCAACATAAGTATGCCCTTTATACGTAATCGACTCCAGTTTCTCTTCCACATCATTAAGGCGAGAGTAGGGCATACTTTCCCCAATAGTATATACCGGAGAATCCCATGGAATGTCAAGGTTAAACTCCCATCCGAGAACACGGCTTTCACGGCCATTCTCAAAAAAGGCTTTATTGACCAGGTTTATCTTTTGCCCGAACTCGAAAAAGCGTTTCAGCTTGTCTTCATTAACCCATTCTGACCGGAGGGTAGTGTAGTATGTACCATCGTCCTTTTTTCGCTGGTCTGCTATCTTCTGTGCCTTCTCTTTCAGTTCCTGCTCCGCGTCCGGAATCATTTGTACAGAAACAAACTTTGGATCAAAACCGGAAAGGATATACTTGTCATCATTTTCAGGATATATGGTATCATCCGGCAATGGACGTCCGTAGTCTTCGCTGCGGACAATTTCCCAAAGCTGGCTTCCGTTGTTGTCCGGGTCAAAAATAACACCGAACTCCAATCCATTCATTTTGCCGGACTGAAAGATAATTGTCAGCTCTTGTCCCGGAAGTATGTAGTCCTTGGAGAAATTCAGGCCAGTATCACGATAGCGATAGTAAGTCACGGTTTCCTGACCTCCGTCTTCATTTGTAACGGTTTCCGTCCTCGTAGATACACTTGACATCGTACTTTCAAGTCGGGGATATACCTCGTCAAATACCACGATGTCTTCAATTGCTTCTTCCTGGCTCATGTCAGGATACACATCTATGTATGGCGTACCAGCGGGAAGCATAAGTCGTCTTTGCACAACTCCGTTTACTACCGTCTGCTCTTCAATGGAACGGTAGTTCTCAGGTATGTTTCTTGTAGATCCGAATGCATAAATGCGGGTGGCATAAGTGCCTTTGCTCTCACTGCGAGTCATGGCAGACGCTTCAACCCCTAACTCGATTTTGACGGCATCACCGAATTCGTTTCGCCCAAAATGAATTACGTTGTCCGTTATCCAGCAATCACAGTTCCACTTATCCTCACCCGCCATTGAGAATAAGGCATCCAGCAGGTTCATATTGTCATACGTCATTGCAACTGCCTTATTCTCTACTGTTGAATCTATTTCAAATACGAATTCTTTTCCCTTATAGGTATATCCCAAAGCTTTCAGGTTACGTAAGAACACACCAAGCTGTACATCAAGGGCTGCGGTGAGAGACCATGACGCTTCATATCCAGCATGTTCAGGAGTGTATTTGAAAATTTTGTTTTTCCACTTCCAGTAGTAAGCATCCAGTTTCAGCTCATAATCATATCCAGCGGTAGAAGCATTGAAAGAAGGTTTCTGCAAGTCAGTTACCTCATATACTTTTGAAAGTAATCCGCCCAGAGAATCATCCAGAACCCCAGAAAGGTCTACATAGTCACCAAGTTTAAAATATATAGGTTCAGGCACGGAAAAGGGGAGAACGATGTAGTCCTCTTTCATCAGTGTAAACTTTCCCTTCGCCCCTTTGTTGATAGGGGTAGAGAACCTTGTTTTTCCGGATATGTCCTTAATTTCAATCATATCCCCAAAGTTCATAAATAACAAATGGAAGCCCTAAAAATCCGGACTTCCATTTGAAACAATAAAGGAAATGTTTGTTATTCGCTTCTGTCCATGGGATTCGGTTCGCAAAACTTACTTGAAACCTTACCGAAACACCTGTCAATACTTAACCCGTAAGAGATGCTTTTCCCCAGGTAAACCAGCTTGAAGACTTCGCTCCCAAGAGCGGGGATTTTGATGTTTACGGCTCCCTTCTCCAGTTCTGACTGAAAGGCTTTCTTCTTTGTCCGATAGTCGCCTTCTGAGTTTCCTTCTATGGTGAACTGGAGAGTGATTTCACGCGATGCTACTTTTGCATTGTCGGTTATTATTCGCTTCCCGTGCTCCAGACGGCTCTCATCTTCGATGTAGTCTTTCATCTGGTTGAATCCGTCGATAGCATCGAGAAAACCGTCACCCATGCGGACACCCCATGTGCTCCAGGCATCCTTCCCGTTAATAAATAAATCTCCTGTCATAATCTTGCTGTATTACGTTTCACTTCGGCAATGTCGGCCTGCATCTGTTTGATAGGTTTGACAATTTCGCCTGTGTTCTCTCTGATTTGCTGTAACTCCAGATAGGAATTGGCCAGGATGGTACGTGTCTCGTCGGCAATGTTGTACAGACCGGTCACTTGTGATGTCAGGGAGCCGATGGAACCTCGCAGTTCGGTAATAGCTACCGTTTGCTGCTGTTCTGCCGTCTCAATACGAAGATTGGACTCATACACGGCTGTAAACCGCCCACTCAGTTCCCCGGCATCCTCGTGCGTCATTTCTGTACCGAATCCGCGGCTGGAGGCCGACTGCTTGGAACTGCTGCCAGCCTTGTCGTATCCGGTAGCTGCGGCAAGTTCATCCCGTAGTTTCAATGCTTCATTCACGTACCCCATATATTCGTTTTGGAGTGAATTACGTTCACTCTCACTCAGGTTTCCGTCCTTCATACTTTCACCGAATCTGTTCCACCAGTCTTCCAGCTTCTGGCTGTACATGTTACCGATTTTATCTGAAAGCATGGCACGCATAAAGTATTCTGATAGGTTATCCGCAAAATCTTCCGCCGATGCATCCATATCCATAAGGGTATCGATGAAACTATCATACATGGAATCAAAACTTATTCCGGTAAGCTGTTCGAAAAGTCCCTCTTTCAGTCCTTCGAGGTTTCCGGCCAGATCTGCATATTCATCTAGTGCATCAACGACAGCATTTCCATAGCCTCCTTTTCCTGAATCGGCCATTTTCTGCCACAAGTCTACATTCTGACGTAATAAGTCCATCTGCTCCGGCGACATCTGCCACAAGGAATCTGTACCTGTGAATTCTGCCATGACATTTTCTCGAATCCATTGTATGTCACTTTCCGACCAGCCCATGTAATAGGCCCAGCTATGATGCTTACTGTGATAGCCAGCATTTGCCTGCGCTTTTGCAAGGACATTCTTGTTGTATTCCTCCTGATACTTGATGGCTTTATTGTACTCTGCTACGGATTTCTCGCTTCCCTTGCTGGACTTCATTTCTTCCGTAAGGGATTCGATGGCAGACTGCAACTTTTCGTTTCTGTCCGTGAGTCTGTTGATGGTATCCTGCACCTCTTTTTCGTTTCCTCCAATACCGAAAAGTTTGCTGAATCCGCCGAAAGTCAAAGTATCCCATATTCCACCTACAGACTTAAAGACACTACTGAATATGTTACCTACGAAACCATCCAGCCCCTGTGTCCCGATAGCATCTAAAAGAGAAAATGCAGCTCCAATTATACCTCCAAGTTTCTCGCTCTCTTCTGCAAATATGTCTACTATATTTCCGGCCAAATCACCGACCTGAGAGAGTGAAATTTCAGAATTTGAACCAAGCTGGGTAATGACGTTCGACAATGTGACAAGGTTGCTTGTCGTTTTATCTGTCGACTTTTGTACATTGACCTGAGCGTTCTGCTGTCTTTTTTGGGCATCATTCAGTTTCTTCGTGGCCGCTTCCTTCTGCTCATCTGTTCCGCTTCTCATGGCTTCGTTGTATTCCTCCTGAGCTTGTGACAGTTCTTCCTGTGCCTTGGCTAATTCGCTTAACTGTTTGGGTAGGTCGGCCAGCAATCCTCCTTTGTCGATAAGGGTTGACTGGATGTTGCTTAAAGCCTCGTCAATGACCTTCTTCTGGTCAACAGCCATATTCTTGTATTCTTCGGAGTTCTTGAAGTCCCTAAGCTGCTGCTTTACCTTGTTCAGGGACTTTTTGGATACCTTGTCCAAGTCACCGAAGATAAGTTCCCAGTTGATTCCCTGTTTCAGCTTCTCAAGATCAAGGGAGGAGAGTGCCTTATCCATTTCTTTCTGGAGTATGTCCTTGTCTCCCTGGGTAGTGGCTTCCGAGATTTTACGGGTGTACTCGGCTATGATTGCATCACGTTTCTGCATGAACGTACCGTAGCTTTTCAGGTAACGTTCGTTGGCCTCGATTGCAGCTTGATTTTCAGTTTCTGTAATTTCGGCCAGACCTTTTTCACGCGACGTCATGGCATTAGACGCACGACTTCCTAATACTTCCCGCTGTTCAGACGTAAGCTTTCCTCCTTGCGCATCTTCCCATTTTTTGCGCTGTTTCCTAATTTCATCGATTTCTCGCTGGTAATCCAGCTCAATCTGTCTGCGCTTCTTTTCAGAACCTTCTTCCATCAGGTTGATTTCTTCCTGCTGATTGGTCCTGCGAAGCTGAAGGAGTTCTTCTGCAACCTGTTGCTGCTCTTTCTTTTGTCGCTCGGCATCTTTCTTCGCATCATTCTCTTGTTTGGCCAGAGTGTCTCCTGTTATACCACCGAGCGATTTATATGATTTTTCTGCCGCTTCCAACTCTTCTACAGCTTTCTTATAGGCTGACTCAGTACCTTTTTTAGCATCCTCTACAGCCTTTAATTTTGCTTCGTAAACAGCTTTTGCTTCTTTATATGCTTGCTGATACGACTTTTCCGATGCTTCCCTTTGCGATTCCAGGCCAAATATGGTGCCGTCAATCCCTTTTAGCGCTGCTTGCGCATTATTGAACCGTATTTGAACGTCAATAGGAATTGTTGCAAAAGGAAAATTCTTAATTTTTTCTTGCTCTTCCTGCAATATTTGTCTTGCTATATTGTATTCGCGTATAATCTGCTCACGATTACTTCTTGCTTCCATCAGCTTGACTTCAACAGGTTTCGAGTTTTCCTCTGTTTCCTTTTTCAGTCGATTATATTCGCTCAAGGCTGATTTCCACTTGTTAAGATTTGCTTTTGCTGATTCTATTTGTGAAGCGATTAGTGGGGCACCTTGCCCCGCATTTTTTAAAGAAGCATTTAATGATTTTATTTTCTCCTCCCATTGTTGAATATTCTTTAGTATGTTTTCATAACTGTTCTTGTCTCGTTCCTTATTCAGTTCTTTATTTGCTTCTGCAAGATTGAGTACAGCCAGTTGTTCACGGGTATAAGCAGAAGAAAGTGCAGGAGAATACCTTTGTAGTTCCTCATAGGCCTTTATCTTTGAAAACTCGGTTTCTGTCTCATCTTGGATAACGCGTATCAGCTCTTCTATTTTTTTCTTGCGTTCCTCTTCCTGATTCGCAAAATTCTTTTGTTCTTCATTGAATTTTTGTTGTGCCTTTTCCGATGCGGTTGTGCTGTCATGAAAGGCCCACATTGTAGCAACAAGCCCGGCAAGAACCGTAGCTGCCAGTACATACGGGTTAGCTTTCATAACCGTATTCAAGGCCTTTTGTGCTATCATTTGAGCTTTGGTAACCAAGATTGCAAGTTCCATTCTGGCCGTTAATGTATCCTGAGCTATTCGCACTACAATAAGAGCGGTTTTATATGTCCCGTATGTAGCAATCAGTCCTATCAAAATCTTACCAACAGTTTCATAGTTCTCAATAAGACCTTTCAATCCTGAAATACCTGCAGAAGCAATTCCCTGAGTATCTTTTCCAATCTCATTCAACATTGTATCCCAAGCATCTCCAAGGTTACTCAACTGACCTGTAAGAGACTTAGACTGTTCTTGCATCAGGTTATAATAGATTCCTGATTCACTAGTCATATTTTTGAAGGCCTGTTCTACTTCTTTAAATCCTACCTTGCCTTCCTTTACTAAACCGGAAACTTCATCTTTTGTCACACCAAGCACTTTTGCCAGTTCCTCGTAGATGGGAATACCACGTCCTGCAAACTGACGAATATCGACAGCATAGGCTCTCCCTTGTGTCCTTAATGTGCCATAGAGATAGGCTATTTCACTAAGCTGGGAGCCAACACCGGCGGCTACATTACCAAGCATGACAAGTTCATCACCCACATTCTCAGCTGACGAGCCGTAAGCAATCATTTGCTTGGCAGATGATGCCACCCCTTGAAGGTCAAAGGGCGTCTTTGCGGCAATATCCACCAGTTCCGACATCAGTTTATCTGCTTTTTCCTTACTTTTCAGCATGGTTGAAAAAGCAATTTCAAGCTGCTGAAATTGTCCTCGTACATTGACAAGTTCTGTGGCAAAGTTTTTCAAGGCAGTTACTCCACCTATTACACCAAGTACTTTGGTTAAGGAAACGGACATCTTTTCATTTGCTTCGACCGTTTCACCTGCTTCCTCCTTAAAGGCTGCATATTCATCCTTCAGTCTCTTTACTGAAAGACGGGCTTCAGCCTGCTGCTGAGTCAAACCAAATAAAGTAGCTTTTTCTTCATCGAGAGTCTTCTTTGCAGATTGGTATTCTGATAATAAGCCTGCAGCTCCCGTCGGATTTCTTTTTAAAGCTGTTTTATAAGCATCGCCCAACCGCTTAACATCATGTTCTACGTCTTTGACAACTCTTTTCTGGTCAATAATTTTTTGAGTAAAATCATTTACAGATTGTGAGGCATTGTAAATATTGGACTTAAAATCTTTCTCCATTACAGCGCCTGTCTTAGCCGCCTCAGTTACCAGTCCCATCATCTGCTGACGGGTAGATGCCAGTTGTGTTTCTAAAGCCTTTGCAGCTGCAGGGGATTTGTTGACGTCCATCTTCTTGAGCTGGGCTTCCAGCTTACTAATCTCATTACGAAGTTTTATAACCTCATCATATTGTGCGCTTACGCGGAATACAAGTGTAGCCATATATTAAAAACTGAATATTAATCGTTTGAAATTACACCTCAATTCATTAATATTCAGTTTTTACGATGATTAATACCAAACAATAAACCTATTGTTGCGTATTTGTGTTTTTTCGATGTCTTATTCTACCATTAGCGTACTCTTTTCGCTTATAAATGTGAGTGTTATCACCTGTTTCTAATATTGTTTTTATTGCTTTTTCAACCCATTCTTTACCAAATTCTTTATATCTGTTTCGCAAAGCATATTGAGAGAGATTTAGCCGTTGTGCCCAATCATGTATCGTTAGAGATTTATCGCCAACAGTTATAAAGTTGGATTTATATTTTTGCCTTACATTTTCACTTAAAGTTACCCATCTGCAATTATTGGGCTCATAATTACCATTTGAGTTTATTCTGTCTATTGTAAGATTATCTTTATAACCGTTTTCTATTGCCCAATCGCAAAACTTCTGAAAATCATTTAGCCATTCATCACAAACACTGACACCTTTTTTACCATAATTTTTATATGCTTTTCTTGTGGAATTGCAACAGCGTTCTTTCATTTTAGACCATATATTATATAGTCTTGTGTTTGTCTTACCGTGTTTTGAATTTGCTTTTTTAGTTCTTTCAATTTGTAAACATCCGCAACTTTTAGTTATACCACTATGTAAATTGCATTCTCTGGCGACTATCATTTTACCGCAATCGCATTTACATTTCCATAATGCAATGTTATTACTTGCAAATCCAACATGTTTTAAAGCTATCAATCTACCAAACCTTTGACCTGTAATATCTTTTATATCAAGCTTTGAACATCCACAACTCTTTGTTATCCCATTTCTCAAATTACTTGAACGAACAACACAAGTTTTTCCGCAATCGCATTGGCAAAGCCACTTGAAATGCTTGTCTTTATCATCAGGTTTTCGTTCTACCTGTTTTAAAACGACAAGTCTGCCAAATCGCAAACCTGCCGTTATTTTAAATGCTTCTCTCATAATTAAGCTGCATCTTTACCCAAAAACTTATTTACGAAATAAACTTGACCTTTACCTGTTACTTTTGTAGTTGTAGAAACAAGTATCGAACCATCAGGCTTGTTTATTGTCGTCTGCTTCAGTTCAAATAACCCTAAATCCATAGCCTTTTGTGTGGGCTGGTTGTAATATTGACCTTTTGAGCATAAGTAGCCATTTTCACGCATCCAAGCGAACAAACGGTTCTGACCTATATTCACGCCATTCTGCTGCAATATCTTTGCAAGCTCGGCAACCAAACATGAGCGTTGAGAAGTTGAAACTGCATCAGCAAACAAGACTTTAGGCGCATTGACCTTCGCTTCATCTTCAAGTCTAAGATTCTTCTGTTCTAACAAAATTTTTTCTTGTTTTGCCTGTTCAAGACGTTTATTTAATACTTGCATCGCATAAGCTATTGCTTCATCATCATTGCTTATCGTGGTTACACCTGTTTTTAGCAATTCTTTGATACGGTCATTACACCATATCGCAAAAGCAGGATTCAACCAACGGGCAAACTCTAAGGCTACATCTTCGTGCATCCAAGTACCTTGCTCAATACCACCTTTTGTAACTTTCACTAAATCAGCCGAAGTAAGATTTCTTACTTCGCTTAATGCTTGTATAAAATCACGTGTTGATTGGTTTAATAACCAATGCTTTGGCTCTTTACCGAACGGTTTTGCCATCTGTGTAGCATTTATCATCACATTTTCACCACTGATAAATGAAATTTGACTACCTTTGTAATCGTAAACTACTGGATTATTCATAATATTTAGTCGTTTATAATGTGCGGTAGTACCAGTACCGCACATATTATATAAAATAAGGACAAATCTTAAAAGAGGTCTAAAGTGGCAGTTTACCCCTTAAAAGAAATGTCCTAAATATTTTATCTCATACGCAACTGCCACGAAGCGCATTTCGTTCTAAGGCAAAGTTACCAACCGCCAAACATCTGTCCTAAAAATTATCATTCTCAGAACAAACATTTGGCTGATTGTTTCAAAATAATCGTGTGTGAGAGTTTGAATTGCTTTATATCTCTGTCATGCGAGTGCCTATGTTATCACTTATACTTTCAATTATGTATTTGTCGGCGAGTTCATTAAGCATTTCGCCTGCTTTACAAAACATTTCTGTTGTCTTGTCGTCAGGTTCTCTATATATCAAATAGTGAAGTGAGAAAAGGGTATCTATAACATCTTGAACCTTACCTTTAAAATATAAGGCTGCTCGTGTGTTTTCGCTTATTGGCATATTTGTTATTCGGTCTGCAAGGTTATGGCTATGCAACTCTTTTAACATTTGAGCCCTTTCTTCATTGTAACTTATTTCTTGTTTTGCCATTTTGCTTTGATTTACGATTGTTTCCATCTTTATATATGTTTTATTGTTACCATTCTTTTACTTGTTCTTTTAACTCATTGAATTTACCGTTTTTCAGAAGTTCAACTTCGGTATGAAAGTTTACATCTGTCAAACGATACTCTATTAAAGCACGCTTATAATCGTTGCCTTTCTCGTATGCCGATATAATTCTTTTCATCTGGTCGGCTGTTAACCCCCATCCATTTTTACGGTTAAGGTTTCTTGCTCTCTGCATATCGCTTTCTCTTAACTCTATCTTTGTCATAATTATGCTATCTTTATAAGGTTACACTTTTTGAAACAACGCCATTCTTCTTTTTCGCAATCGAAATACACTTGACAGTTATCTACCGTTTTCTTCGTACCCTTTGTTTCAGGTATTCTGCCACTCATTAAAGTACCGAAAGCCTGACGCAGTGTGCCGTCTGTTTTCTTGAAATAGAACTCAACCACCTTCTTATGAAGCAATGCACGAAGTTTGATATTAGTCCAAGCGCATTTCAATGCTTCACTCATTGAATAACCGTTCTTGCGTACAAATGACCAAGCAAGGCTCATAATCTCTTTTAATAGGTTTCTCTTTTCTGTTGCCATAGTTCTTATATTTTATTTAATTATACATTCTTGTATATGTCTCGTTGATTATCACGTTGCAAATATACAAACTTGTATAATTGCAAACAAACATAAATGTATAATTCTGCGCTTGTTTAACATTATTTTATTCTTTAAATATACATTTATGTATAATTCGCTCTATATTTGCACTACTGAATCAATTATACAAAAATGTATGAAGTATAGAATACAAGAAATATGTAGAGAAAAAGGTATTATGATGAAAGACCTTGCTGTACAAATGGGAAGAACCCCAGAGAGTTTAAGCCGTTCTTTAAGCAATGGTACAACAACAAAAATGCTTGAAGAAATCGCAAATACATTAGGTGTTCAAGTAATAGAGCTTATTGATGGATATATACCATCATCTGTAAACAGCCAGTCTTTAAATTCCGAAGTAAATGGCTACGTGAAAGTGAAAGGAACTCTCTATGAGGTTCATTCTTTTGAGGATTTGGAGAAACTATTAAAAATGAAAGATTAAACATCATGGAAACGCCTACTAAAGAGAATACCCTTTATTTACCTATAAAGCAAGTTTATTTTGACCAGATAATAGCAGGTACAAAGAAAGAAGAGTATAGAGAAATCAAAGAGGGTATTACCGCAAATCGTTATTTGCTCAAAGATAGAAATGGCAAATATGTTCTTAATCCTGATGTAACCCAACCAGATAAAGAATATTTCATTGACGATTATAATAACGGAAATTTTCCGTTTGTACCTAAACCTTACAAATATTTGTATATTGCCGTTGGATATGCCAAAGAACGTGATACGGCTTTAGTAGAGGTTGACGGCTTTAGGTTCATACCAAATATGATACGTGCTGATTTATATGCTTTTTGGCAAATAGCTTTTCATTTAGGTAAAATAATAGAAATACATAGAAAATAAATAAGGCGGGATTTCCCGCCTTAAATTATCCGCCATTAAGCCCCATGTATGTACGTGTGCTAAACTTACGTGCATATTGCTCGTCTGTAAATTGTCCCATATTTCCTACACGGGAATGAATATTACGTGCATACCTGTGATATGCTGTATTTACTCTTCTCATTCTGGCATCAGATATATTGCTCTGAGCCAACCGCCATCTTTGAGCGGCTAAATCGTCTAAACTTTTTCTTCTGACTCGGCTTTAAAATTTAATTGTTAGACAAATATATAAAAATCTCTGATAACTTTGGCATATCTATTTCTTGTTTCTTCTTCTGCGTGAAGCCATGTCCTTACCCTTCACTTTTGTAACCTTGGTTCCGGTAACTATATGGAGCTTGTCACGCTGCATTAATACTAAATTCCTGTATGGTATCTCATAGACCACTTCCCGGTATGACAGATGCAGATTTTCCATGAACGAAGCTATCTGCCCCAAGAGAGTTTCATTGCCTACAACCTCGGTTTCGCTGCCAGTAGACTTACGTTCCTCGCCAAGCTGACAGCTTTGAGAAAAACCTTTGAGTCAATCATAGAGAGTGCTTCATCTAAAGCATTTACGTTTTCTTCGTATGTTCCTTTGGCTAACTCTTCACTCAAGTTTTCGTCACCAGCTATCAGCCAGGAAAGAGCCCTGCTGTAGGCCTCACTTTCTCCCAGGGAGAGAAGAACTTCTTTCAAATTGTCTGCTTCTTGTACACCTGACAAATGGGAGATTGCTCCGGCCAGTTTGTTGATAGTAGGAGGGTAGACCGTGTAGGCTTTCCCAGCGACAAACACCGTTCTGAAATCACTTCCGATAATGGATTCAGTTACTATTTTTGCTCCTTGATTCATTCTGATAAAAGATAAAAATTAAGGGGTGAAGCCATAAAGCCCACCCCTGTTATGGAATTCAATCTCTACCTATTGGATAGGCATTAAGCACCTGCTGTTACTTCAGATGAGTCAAACCAGTATTCCGGTGCAACTTCTGCATTTTGTGGTTCCAGTTCCACCGCACTTACAGGAATACCGACAGCCTTGTCTGTTGTGGCTTCACGTGCACCGATGTCAGCACGGGGAATCACACAATACTGGTCATCGTCAGTCAAAGCGACAAGTAACTTCTCAATGTTTACCTTGCCTCTTGCTCGTTTCCAACCCTTATCAGTGTTAATTACATCACCACCCATGAGGTCTTTCTTGGTCGGATAGTCGTACTCACCAATGGTGAAGTTCACGGTTACATCGCCCATTTCCTTATCACTACGATAAGTCTGACCGGTAAGCTGGTTCTTGTAGTTAGTGCGGCTTGCTTCCGCTTCTTCAAGTGTCCATGTATCCTGATGGATATTCTTCACCTCTTTTAAGGTTTCACCTTGTAAAAGAGTATATAAAGCCTGCCCAGTCAAATCTGCTGTGATAGCATTTGTCTCGCCATACCAAAGTTTCTTGATATTCACAGCTGTGATTTTCTTTGATTCTGCCATATTATTTCACATTTAAAACTTCAAACAAAATTCTTACATTCACATAGTGACACTTTAAAGCAGTGTCCTCCTCCGTTCCAATTGATTCGATAGAATAATGATAGGTTGTACCGTCATAGCGTCCGGTCACTCCGTCAAACAATTCTTGCGCCTGTTTCTCCAGCTCGCTCAGACGTATTGTGTTAGCTTCACCTTCTTTCAAGTTAGGAACACAAAGATTCACCTCAACGAAGGATTTCTTCCAGTACGTCCCCGGCTGCTGTTTCTTGGCGTGAATGACAACCCTTTCGGACTTCATCGGTCCCGTCAGCTTCTTGCCATGAGGGACAACATCAATGCCGATAGGCTGGCAATCACGATAGAGTATGTTCGCTATGTCGGTGGTAACTATCATTTTATTTCCTCCTTTAATCGTTTCTCAGCATATAATGCCCCTCCACTTCTCACTCTGAAACCCTTGCTTTCCACATTGGACGCATAATGATACCCTTGGGGGCTTGCTGCATCATTGTACAATGTCAGACTACAATCGTCCTCAACATTGTGTTTATTTGACCTACGGAGTGTTTTTGTCCTGTCCTGATAAGAGCCATCCTTCACATCGTATTCATCAGCCTCATTGCCAACTTTATCTACGATGTCACGAATTTCACTTATTCCTTGCTCGAAAAAGCTATCCACGTCCGAAAAATCAAACTTTACAGCCATATCTCTGAGTAACCAAAATAGTTTGTATTCTTCACCATGTAAACCTTGCCAATTCCACGGATATTCTTACCGTCCATACATCTGACCTCATCACCAGCCTTCAGTGAGGTTTTCTTCTCACAGACTACGTGATAGTTCGGTCGGTATACCTTGCCATTCTCCGAAGTAAACTCCTTGGTTGAGTTATCGTCGCACCGGCACTTACATACGTCCTGCCAGCTTTCTCCACCGGTTCCGGGAATGGGCCGGCCGAACTCGTCTGTTTCCATCGGAGTAAAGACCTTAACCTGTAATGTATGTGGGGCAAATATCATAGGAATCTGACTTTAGGTTTATCTGACAGCGTGTCTTCAAGACCATACTTCTTGCACAAGAATGAGTAGTATTCCTTCAAGCCTTTGGTGTCCCAGGACATAGAGAAACCGTTCTCGCTGATGGAAGTAGCACGAAGTAGAAGAGAGGGGATAAACTTCGCCATAGACACCGAAACAAGTCCGATGTTTGACGGGCCCATCTCATCCTCTCCGCTTACTTCTGAAGAAAAACTTATCTCCAAAAGGTCAGCCTCCGACAAGTTGATGCCGAAGGTCTGAAACTTCTGTGATATGTAGTCATTTACTGTCATGCGTTCATGGTTGACAAATCAAAGTTCACAATCAGATTCGGGTTCGTAATCTGAGGAATCCACTCTGCGGTGTATTCCAGATAACGACCGTTCTTGTCCTTGTAACCGGAAATAAGCATATCACCGTCTGCCTGGGTGTAGTTACGTCCCGGTACGCCGTCCACTGCTTCGTATGGAGTGTGGAAACGCATATAACCGACCTTATCCTGCGGAAGCAAGGTGATACGGTCGTCGGCGTAAATCTGCACGTTCTTTCCGGTCTGGTCTTTTACGTAATCTTCCTTGATTTCAATGGCCGGAAGCCCGATGCCAGTGAACACTTGGGAAGCCAGTTGAGATGTAATCAAACCGGTTGAAAGGTACATTTCATTTCCTGTAAGCTGCATCTTGAACTTGTCACCAAACTCAGCCGACCCGATGATATTCTTCACGAAAGTTCCTCGGGACATAATCATCTTCTGGAAGTTTCCATAATCAGCTTTCAGAGCATTAATCTGCTGCTGCAAATAGGTGATGAAGTTCGTCTTCGCACCAGTATCAGGCTTGATGAACTTGAACGGCAATTCAATGTCGAGAAGGTCAACGCCTCCGGCATTGTCATCCTTATTCTTGACTGTTGCTTCTCCGGTCATCAGAAGTGAACCTACAATAATATCCATGCGCTTGTGGGCTGCCAAAAGTACCTGACGGTAATCATCATAGATGAAGTTCACGATTTCCTGCATGGCTGCTACCTGGTCGGCAGGTTTAGCTGCATTGAACTTGTCAATCAAGTCCTGAAGCTCAGACAAGCGGTCAATGGAAATCTGGTAAGCATCGCCAAGATAAGCGATTTCACCATATCCTGAGCCGATATTCCGGCGTTCACGGATAGGCTTCTCACCATAACGAGAGTTGATAGAACCGGCCATCACGCCCGTAACTTGTCCGATGTAGTCCTTGAACACACGAGTAGTCGTTCTACGGAAATCGAGGTACTGCTGCCAGTAGATTGTATCCTTACGAGTCTGAAGGACACGCTGAATAACGGCGTTAACGATGTTGGGGTCGTTAAACAGAGTATGAATAGTTAGCATCATATATTAGTCCTCCTTTCTTTATTTGCTTGCAATTATACCTGCTGCTCTCAACGATGCTAGAAGAGCATTAATTTTATCTTTCTCATCACCACCTGCTGCATCATCAACTTTTGCACCCTGCTTTACCAATCCCAAGGTACTTGAGTTAGCTGCCTGATAGGTAGTGTTATTGTCCGTCCAAGGTACTTCTACATACGCCTTTCCACCTTCCAATGCTACTGGATATTTCTTTCCGCTTTGAGAGAATCCCAACTGAATACCTCCCATCACAGAATCAGAAGCTTCTGGCAGTTCATACGAAACACCAGCCGGGGATTGCACGCCTGCAGCGTTGAACTGGAAATGCGGCATGTTAGCCTTATCAATGTCAGAGAAAGGCATAGCCAATTTGGTAGGCTCAATTTCAAATGCTCGCATCAAAAGAGCAACTAATACAACGCCTTCTTCTACTTGTACTCTTCCGTACAAAGCTGAGTTAGCAACTACCTTTGGAGTAGTACCGCTTACAGCTGTAGCTTCATAGAGTACAGTACCAACTTCCACTGTTTCGCCAAAGTCGGCAGCCAGTGTCAACTTATCGAAAGCTTTGTCTGATTTGTCAATACTGTTGATGGTAGCCCCATGAGAACCATTACCCAGATGCATACCCACATAAGCCAAAGAGTTTTTCTTGATCTTCAAAGTGGTATTGGAACCGGTGGTAAACTTTTCATAGACTTCTACACGGATGGCCACCTGAGCGGTTTTCTTTACTAAGTCGGCGGCAATGGGAGTGAAGGATGGAAGAAATGAACCAGCAACAAGGTTGGTCGTATCCAGCTTGTAAGGCCCTCTGCGTCTTACTCCGGTAGAAACATCATAGCGTTCCTCGATGGACGGTTCAGGCTCCATGTAATACTTGTATCCTGCTGACATAAATTACTTGTTTTGTTGTTCGACAATAGATTTTGTGTCCGCCTCAATCATTTTGGCGAACTCACTCGCTTCTTTCTCCTGCTTCTGTTCGGCAGTCTCAGGAGCTTTGGAGAACTGAAACCCGTTGTTAGACATATCCTGCTTCATGTCCTTGAAATAAGTATCCAAGTCCGTGTTCTCAGGAATGTTGCGGTCTTTCAGCATAAATTCGGGAATACCGTACTTCTTCGCCACTGCTGAAATCTGAGAATTGCGCTGCGCCTGCGCTTCATTTTCCTCCATTTTGGCCAGCTTGTCGGCAAACGGCTTGATACCGGCGGCAATGCCATCGGCAATCATCTTTGCGATGTCTGTCTCCTGCGGCTTTGGAGGGTCGTTTGGTTTCGGTGGTTCTGGTTTCGGATTCTCGATAGGTTTACCGTCTTTCAGTCCATGCTTCTTCTCGTAGTTTGAAACAGCGGAAGTCTGCGCCTGTCCTGCACGGAAATCACCATAGTTTTGCATCACGTCCTGAAATGAGATACCCTCAACGATGGAGGTCACCTTCGTTTCGTCCGTTACACCCTCTGCCTTCTTTGTGGCGATACGGGTGAGTGTGGCAGTGTCCACCCCAGCGAATTTCTGTTGCAGTCCTGCCAAGATTTGTTCAAAGATTGTCATACCGTATGAGTTTGATTAATAATTTCATACGGTAAATTTACTTATAGAGAAAGGGAAGGGGAAATTTTAAGGCTAACGATACGAAACAATTAGGGGAATGTTCGTTTTTAGACAAAAAGAAAGCGTGACTACTAGGGTAATCACGCTGGAACATCATTCAATTATACTTTTAAAATTTCAATATAGCTGCTTCTATTTCTTTTTTGTCAGAATCTTTTACGTTCCTCAAAGCATTCAGGAAAGGTAAAATTAAAGAGTCATCAACCATGAACCAGACTGGATTTTTAAATAATTTTGGGTATCCGGGATCATCTCCATAGCCATTCCATCTCATTGCCATTCTTCTTTCCCCATTTTCCCAAATACCTATCGCTATAGAAAAATCATCATTTTCAAATACAACATTCTCAACCTTAAAATTACTTGGATTTACATCTTTTGCTTTCATTGTACTATCCTCCATTATATTTAATTAATAATCATAACAAATTTATAGCTGCCAGTTCCTCTGTCAGCGCGTTAATACCTTTCTGAATCTTCTCCAACTGCTGTTTACGGGGTTTGTGTACTCCAGCCGCATAATGCCACAACTGACGCTCATTAATTCCAGTTATCCGGCTCAAAGCAGCTTTAGTAAAGATACTGCTGTAATAGTTGATGAAAGTGGCAGCATCTATCTTGAACTTCAATGTGAACTCTCCCTGCAAAATTTCCACTGGAGCGATGTTCATCTCCTTGCATGACTCCAGGTAAAGTTCAACAGCTTCCTTCATGTTCTTCTCGATTTCCTTTACGTCGTTACCGACAGTAATCACCGGAGCACCTTCAATATAGGCACTAAGATTATTACCAGCATGTTCTACAATCACTTCTACGGTTTTCATACTGACCTCCTTTTTATCGTTAAACAAAAGAGGCGGGGGCTATTTTAGCCCCGCTTGCCTCAGAATGTTGTAATAAGTGCCTTTCTCAACGCCTTTCTTGCCGTGGTCGGGGACAATCACTACATGGCTACCATCAGTGTAAACCATGTGACTGCCTTTCTGCCTCACGAACCAAAAGCCATTTTCAGTAAGCAGCGTTACAACGTCTTTAACTGATTTGTAGCTCATAGCGTTTAAGACTTAATTACGATGCAAATATAGTAAAATAACGAATAATCACAAAGAAGTATTCATGTTTTTACTATGATAAAGAAAATAGCGATACCTCGAAAGATACCGCTACTCAAATAGTCAATATTTTAGATTTATATCATTCTGTTTTGTATTATCCCCGTAAATATTCTGACTGGGTTGTTCTATTCTTCAGATTTACTGCTGGAACTTTTAAGAGAGGAAAGCTGTTTCTGCTTCTCGATGTCGTTCTTCTGTTTCTCAGATTGCTCTTCCTTGATGGCTTCAATCTCATCCAGAACTGCATCCACGTTCCCCACAAAGGTAATGGCCCGCTGTTGAGACCAGATTTCACCGTCCTTGGCCTTGATAGCTGTGTCTATCTTGTCTTTGATGTCCTCCAGCTTATACGGCTGCATCTGCACATCCACATCGATGGTTTCGGAGGCTTCTTCAAGGGTGGAATTCACGGAACCCAACGCGGAGACAAGGAAATTTACACGTCGTTGCATGAACTCGCCGACGATCTCGTTCAGATTTTCTACGTTAAGGTGGGTGGACATAAACACATAATCGAAAGTCACACCGGAAACGGCGTTTCCTGTACCTTTCAGGGAGTCAAAAGAGATTCTGGGTGTATTGGTCAGTCCATATATCTGGCTCAGCAAGGTTTCTACCTCGAACTTGACAGTATCAGGTACCTGTGACCAGGTAAGATACTGGGCATTTGCTCCCTGGCCGGTCAGCTCGACAACACGGTTCTTGAACTCACCTGAGAAATTCTCCACGTTACCAAAAAGCATGAGGATAGGGAAGAAGTGGTAGTCGATACAGTCTGCATAGTTTGAGAGAAGCTTCTCCAGTCTTACACGGAGGCTCTTTATCTTTTCACAGTACGCTTCCGGACGGTACATATAAATCACCGGCATCTTCTTGAATCCATGTGCAAATGAGCCTTTGTCAGTCCAGTTGCTTGTCAGTTCCCACTGATAAACCATGTCCTTGGTAATGGTCATGAAGCAGGTAATCTCCACGTCATTCAGATCTTTCTTCTTGTATTCACGGGACAGGGCCACCAAATCCCCCTGGTCATTGAAGAAAGGGTAGAGCTTGTCGCCACGGAACGGAGACCAGATGGCACTCTTCAGACGGTATTCAGGTTTTGATTTGCCGAAGATTCCTGAAATCTTTCGTTTGAGCTTTGCCCAGAAGCCGTCATCCTTCACCACATACCAGTATTCGGCCACTTCCTGCTCGGCCAGCCATGCCCGGACTACTTTCTTGTTCTGGTATTTCAACTTGTTCTTCTTGAACACCTGCTTCAATGTGGAAAGAAGGCTTTCTTCCGATTCATCCGGCTGGCAATCAAGGACCGGTTCTGTTCCCACGGTGAAGGCTGTCTGAATATTCACGATGTCCTGCTCGATAGGAAGAGCAATCCTGTTCGGGTCAACTTCTTTCCTTACCGCCGGCTCAACATATTCTTTCCCGGTTGTAGGGTCTGTAATCCGTTTCTCAGGCTGGGTCGTAATTTTGATTTTCGGGTATTTCTCTTCATCTATCACTATCTCGTGCTTGTTCGGATTCCAGTCGTTGTAAAGAGCGTGAGCGTTTGGTTGCTCAGTCTTTCGTCCTTTCTTCAGATAGTAGATTTTTCTCTCTACTTCCGGCATAGCTAAAATTTCTTCTATAGTCATATCTCAAAGTTTAATGTCCAAATATTCCTGAAACGTCTTTGGGCTTCATAATTCTACCGAGAAGTTCTCCCAACACATAGTAGCGTGCAGCGTCAATACCGTGGTTATCGTGGTCTTCCGGCTCGTTGATGTAGTTTCCGTCCTTATCCTTTGCCCAGACATAATTTCTGAACTCCCTTTGCAGGTTATAAGAACGCTTGGTGATGAATATTTCCATTCCCTGCATCTTGTCAATACCGGCATTGACAGAACCTTGCCCTTTCTCTACCGCGTATATTTTAATCCCTCCGTTATGAATCTCCTGAATGAGTCGCGGGTCTGCACTGTCGGCAATCACTCTCAAATTCCACGGGCGTAGCGTCTTTATAATATCCCCAGAAAGTAATCCAGTTCTATAATCCACTTCATCCAGATAAAGCGCATTGTCAATGACTCCACACCGGATAGAAGCCGATGGGTCATTGGTATAACCAAAGTCCTGTCCAATAGCCACTTTCTTGCACCACATGGGGAACTCGTCCACAATACCCCATTTCTTGAACACGGCACCTTCGGCCACGTCCGCCCATCGACCGATAACCACATGAGCGTACTTCTCCGGATTCTTCTCTTTCATTTCCTTGACTTCTCTCAGGAACTCAGGAGAAAGGTTCTCTATATTGTCGAAGTAAGTCGTATGGATATGAAGTACATTCGGATGGGTGGAAATTTGCACCTGAACGCCGTCAATCTCCACCAGCCGGTGAGTATTCTCTATGTATTTCTTGTAGATGAAGTGGTTCGAATCACATGGATTCATGATAATGATAATCCGGTTCTGAATTCCCTTCTTACGGATGGAGAGCATAATCTTGTCAAACTCTTCCTCACTGGTCCATTCCTCTGCTTCATCACAGACAAAGGTGGTGATACCCTGAATAGATTTTAGTTTAGCGGTCTGATTCCCGGAAGAAGTCTTGATACCACGGAACATGATACGACTGCCGGTCATCCGGTTTACAATATCGGTTTTGGTGGTCTTGAAATACTTCGTTGTTCCATCCAAATCTATCTTTTCCATCATCTCTGGAATGATAGACATCCCGGCAGATACCATCGTATAACGGGTGTATAGAATCTGGTGGACTATCTTCTCTGTGGGAGTCATTTCGAATGTCAGACGCTCAATGAAGGTAGAAGCGTTGAAAGACTTCCCCGAGCCACGGCCACCGGTAATGAGAATGATAAACTTCTCGCTGTCGGTATATAACGGATGATATATCGCTTGGGGTACAATCATTTCAGTTTGTCTTTAATCCATGAGTCAATAGATATTCCGTGGTCAATATCCTTTGGAATATCTGCGTCTTCATCCTGGCGGCGTTCAACCTTTCTCCATTCTTCATCATGATGATACAACCAAACAGACATGGCCTGAAGGTTAGGAGCCAGCTCGCTTTCACTCACCTGAAGTTCTTCTTCGCCGGTCAGGTTTCCGTCCTGGTCTTTCAACTTCCTGACAACAGTACTCTTGGTCTTGATACCACCCAAAGCCATAGCAAGGAACTTGGCACGTACAGCGGCTGTGATTGTCGCACGCCCGCGCGCTAATACGTCAGTTATCTCCGAATATTTTGACTTCATTTCGTAGAAGTAGGTCGGATTCAGCCCGAGCGCGAATGCTATTTCCCGGTCAGTGAATCCCTTTTTGGCATACGTTTCTACCTGAGAAAGAAATTCCTCACCCCTGTAATCGAATTTTGGCTTTCTTCCTCCTGGATGTTTCTTATGTTGAGATTCACTTTTCATCATTTATTCCTCCCAAGGGTTTTCACCCTCTTCTTCGACGTATACTCGTTTCAATTTATCCGATATTTCACTGAGTTCATGCTTCATCTGATTTACATGAAACTCTGCAGGCATAGGTAACTCCAATGCTCCTATCAAGTTGTCTATTCTATCAATAACCTCACCAAATTCTTCTGATGCTTTCATAATTATTCAATTCTTTTTCAATTTTCCACACTTATCACAAATTTCATAGCGGAAATCTAATAGTCCTTTCCAAACATAATGATGGATACAAAAAAGATTCTGCCCAAAAAACGTCTTTAGCCAAAGAATAAAATCCCCTACCATATTTCATCCATTATTGTTGCCCATATAAATGCGGCGAGAAACAGGCTTATCACCATAAATATCAATTCCTCTCTTTGAGAAATAGCTATCTATCCTGGCCGCATATCTTTCCATTATAGACTTCGTTCTGTCTCTTATACTTCTTTGTCTGTCTGTACCAAGCCCGTATTGCCTTCCGGCGTTGTACATTATTCGTCTTGACTGTTGATACAACTGACTATATGTTTTTCTTCTAACTCGGCTTTCCTCCTAAAATTTCATGTTGTCATTCAATTCTTTCTATCTGTTCATCGAATACCTCACCCTTGATAAACTTGGAGTAGGGGTCGTAACCGAACCTTTCACAGAAAGCTGCCTTAGCTTCGAACGTGTCAAAGGAAAGCATCAGATAAGCATCCATATCCTGTGCCTGTTTCTGGGCTGCATTCTTCACCTGCTGCTTTACTTCTTTCATGTGAGCTACCTTTTCAGCTCTTTCCATCTGCTTTGCGGCTTTCTCAGCTTCTTTCTGCTCTGTGACAGGTGCCATCATATCCTCTAGGGCATCGGCAATAGAGCTTTCTTCTTCTGTCTGGAGAAGGAAATCACAGCCAATCATATTCAAATCAGCGGCCGTTAATCCGGCATCCTGGTAATCTATATCCGGAACCAACCGGGCCAAAGCATCATAATCCCATGAACCTTGCGCGTTAGGATTGTTCATCAGGATGTTCAATTCCTTTTCTTGCTTTTCGTCCACATCTATCACATCAACTCGGATTCTGTAGTCGTTTTCTGGAAACTTTTGAAGCTCATCCATAACAGTTAAACGTTGATGTCCAGAAACAACGGTTAGTCCGGTCCGCTTGTTAACTACGATACCACCGACCAAACCGAACTTCTTGATTCCTCTTTTCAACGTCTTACGGGATTCATCGGAAAGTTTCCGGGGGTTATATGGCGATGGGTGTATTTGCGAACGCATCAATTCAATAGACTCACTTGTAAAATATCTATTCTCCATACTAAATGTTTTTATAAGCTACTTCTGTTTTAATTTTACTTATTGTATAAACAGGAACTTTAAACTCTTCGGATAAAGACTTACAACTTTCGCCATGTAATGCCCTTTCTCGTATTTCTTTAGCCTGTTCATTTGTCAAAGAAGAGTTATATACATTTTCTCCTTTTCGAGCCTTTTTTAATCCGGTTTTATAAGCATGGTAAGTGTTTTCTGATTTTGTACACCATTCCAAGTTAGAAATATCATTATTAGATTTATCCCCGTCTTTGTGATTTACAAAATCTTTCCCATCTATTTTAGGTAGAAATGCCTCAGCAACAAGTCTATGTACTTGTTTAAATTTTTCTACACCGTTTATATTCAATCTAACAGTTACATATCCATTCCTGTCTGTTCGACTCTTTACGTGAAACATTTTATTGTTTCTCCATTGGGTATATTTACTGTTAGATGAATACGGAAGTCTTATAATATCTCCACTTGTGGAAATTATATACTTACCATTATACCCATTAATAGGCTTATATCCGGCAAAGTGAATGGCAGAACGGTTAAGTTCCACCGATTCACTCTTTATGTATTTGCTCAGTTCCATACCTATTGCTTTTGTTTATGTTCCCAAAGGATTCTCTCAGCCATCGGGAATACTTTATAAATCCTCTGTAAATCCTGCGGATAGTTCTTCTCCAGCCATAGCATACAATCCAAATTAAAGCCTACGCCCGAACTGGCCTTCAGTGAATATCTGACAGGCCCCGGAAGGCTGTTCTGTTTCATGTAAGATAGAATGTCTTTCTGTGTCCAATCGGCCAGAGGATAGCACATTCCGTTGTTCTCATACCCATTGGCTTCATAACCTTTCAGCATTAAACGGCGGTTCATGCCGTCAGCCTTCTTCATGCCTAGGAAAGTGTAGTAAAGTCCGTATCTGAGCTGCATGGCTTTCACCACATCGGCCAACTTCAAAAGCTTCACTTTGTGGTTTGGCACACAATACAGGCCACCGCGAAGAATGTAGGTAAGGTTCCAGTGGGGTACCTGAACAAATTCTATCTTAGGATATTTGGCTTTTACCCATCCAATCCATCTTTCGATGTGCTCTAAACCTTTGACAAAGTACATGAACACGCAGACTATTCTATCAAACTTCGGGTAGATCATGTCCAGCAATACCAAAGAATCCTTACCCAGCGACAGAAACAGCAAAACCCCGTCAGTCTTCTGTCTGACGAGGTCAATATGGCTGTATGTCCTTTCTTGCAGTGTCATTATCCGCCACTCATGCCAAGTCCTGTGCGGACATTATAATACTGTTGTCTTCGGGTGATAAATCTGCCACCCTGAGAGAGACCACCATTCTCTGTAGTCAAACCTCTACGGCCACCACGGTAGCCACCAGTTGAAAATGTGCTTCTGTTTGTTCTGACTCAACGAAAATTTAAAGGGTTAAACATGCTTTTCAATAATTCGGCCAAGGTCATAAACGACCTGTGCAGCCAGATATATCTCACCCTGATAGGTGTATTCAATCAGATTGTGATTTTCATCTTCAAACAGCTCTATCTTTGCATCCTTGACTTCTACCAGTGCGCTGGCTCTGTCTTTATTGTAGCCTACAAAGAACTGGATAGCATCGTAATGCTTAGGCTGTAACACACCGTCTTTCTCGACACAATAGCCATCAGCGTCAAGCTGGCAGTATTTCTTCTGTGTTGTAGGCCTGATTTCTCTGAATTCTTGTGTTTTCTTGCCTGACAAGATTTCGTCAAAGAACTTCTGTTTGATGATAAGCGTAAGTATTTCCATAATCGTGTAAAGTTTAAATGTTAGTTGCGGGTGATGGATTCGAACCACCGGCCTTCACCAAGTCAAAGTGACGAGCTGACCACTGCTCTAACCCGCGATGGTATCTATACAAAGATACCCAATTATGAAGACAATTTTGAATAACAATTCAACGCATACGAAACATTAAGCCAAATGTTTGCTTTTTAGCCATGCGTCACGTTTCTCCCTGCACTTTTCCAGTGTTGGGGCACAACAAGTAAACAACTCACCTGAATCTGTTTTGTAATCATACTGATACATTTTAAATGTGAAAGATATTAAAAATAATTCGGATTTCTCTACTGATGAAAAAAGGTACTCCGCAGAAATTGGAACAGCAAATGGTATTCCTGTAATAATTAAAGATGTTGATATAATTCGCCGAACAAAAAAATAAGTAAAAGCCGGAAGCATAACGCTCCGGCTTTTTTACTTGATTAGTTCTTTTACTAATTACCCATCATTAAGTCCCATGTAAGTACGTTTTGAAACTTGTGTATTCCAACTGGTTCCACTTCTATTAAAGCTCCCAAGATACCTGCCTGCAATCCTATTTACAAGATTATTAGGATTGTCAGAGTTACTTCCATAACGCTGTTGAGCTAATCTGTCGGCTTGTCGAACTATTTCCCAACCTGATTTTGTTCTTCTTCTGACTCGGCTTTAAAATTTAAATTTGTTAGACATAAAAATTTAAGCATAGGGACTTTATCCCCATTAGAAACATTCTGTTATTTGATTAGTCCTTTGACCTTCAACCTTTCCAATATCTGATTGTAAAGATACTCTATATCCTGTCGGAAATCCTTATACTGCTGGTAGATAAAGGAAACATCAGCGATATTGTTTGATATTACACATGGGGAGACATCTGGGAACACACCGGAAATCTCTGCGCGGATACCGTTCGGCAGCCGTCCGCCGGCAAGCACACTAGGGGCGAATAAGAACAACACGATAAAGAGGAACTTCTTTCGCTGGGTGACGCTATCTGGATTGGGAGGACAGGCCATTCCAGAGAGAATCTCCTTAAACCATTCATAAATTTCCGGAATGAGAGAAAAATCGGTAAGGATGGGGGAGGATAACTCCTGCTCACGTTCAGATAACCTTGATTTCTGTTCACGTATTGATTTCAACTCCACGATTGATGAAAATTCTTTTGTCATAGCACGATTTATTTAGTTGGAAATTCTTATATTTGCATCATAATCGTGTGGGGGAGTTGGCTTCTAATCGTGTGGGCTGGCTCCCTTTTTTATTTTATGCCAAGTGATATGCATTCAGGATGGCGAAAGCGTAGACGATGATCGTTACCAGACTGTCCAGGAACACCGCCCATGCTCCTAGCTTTTGGATCTGGCTGAAGCTCATGACCAGGACAACAAGGAAACACACCCACTGGCTTGAAAACAATCCCATCCCCAGCAATAAAAGTCCGATGGTATCCATGAATAATGCAACATGAAGCCATGGATGCGCCATCAGATACCATCTTTTTGCTGTCTTATCTAGGTCCTGAAAGACTTTTGCATGTTGATATAGGGATTTACATCTGAACAGCTTCACAAGCTCGTACAGGGCTTGTATGATGATTAAGGCGTAGAATGCGTGTTTCATGGTCAGTAGCTTTTATCTCCGTGCTTATACGGACGAAGTTCATTGTATTTCATTTTCTGCTTGATGTGCCAGAAGATGTCGATATTTCTGTCCCGGCAGAAAGCGAATATCTCATTCAGGAGGATAAATGGTTCATCCCTGTAGAAGTTGTCGGTGACATAGACACAGATTCTAAACATGGACTCCGTGAAGGTCATATCAGAGTAATCTTCCGTATCGCTTCCTTCGTAGTCGAAGCTATCTAAATCATATCCTCTCAATCCGGCCAAATCCAACATACGGATACAAGCATCGGCAAGTTCGTCCTCCACGCTGTCTTTAATATCTTGCTTGAAAGCGTACATGAATTCCCCATCATCACGTTTCCTTTGTTTCATGCAATATTCAAAATTAGCCCGGTTAGCGTGCATTCCTTTCCGATCTGCCTCCACCGCTTCCATAAGTTCGGATATGACCAGACAAAGGAAATGTTCGTCACTCAGGTTCTCTTCATGCCATCCGTGGGCTACTGCGCACTGGTAGGCCTTATCTCTCAATTTGTTTAAGTTCATAATGATTTTGATTTTAATAACTCACATATTTATCACTCTATTATTTAGATTGATTCAACTTAGATTCGTAATAGAATTTAGGTGGTTTTTTATAATAGACTGATTATCAATGCTGTATAATGGGTGTCCTTTTTTATTTGAATGCTGATTTGTAGTTTCGCAGAAGCAGAAGCCAATCTCGCTTTTCGGGTGAAGTGTACCATGTCGGTAGACTGATATAATCGGAGGCGAGATTAATTATGAATTTCAAAAATTTACTCATGCAAGCTTCTGTAAAGGTATTGTACTTTATGTATCAGGAACAACTTAACGGTTATCCAATAGTCAAGCTATTGAAAGATTTATATGACATCATTTCATACTTGATTGAATAATAAGAATCCTTTTCCCAAAGATTCTTATTGATTTTAATTAGTTGGAAATAAAAATACCCGATAACCGCCACAAAGCAGTTACCGGGTATCTACAAAGCACTGACACGGTCTGTCAGTGGAATATTAGGATTTAAAAATTAGCACACTAATCTTATTGGAAATTCGAAACTGATAGCATCGGTCAAGCCGTACCATCGTAGCGGACGAATCGGTACCGTTTGCAGTGTCATGACGGTACCGATTCAGCGATATCGCCACGAAACCACAAGATATTATTCATTCTGTGAATAATATTTTCTAAAATCTAAAAAGGATATATTTTGATTGAGTATATTATTTAATGTATCTTTATCAAGATACTTCCAAATATCTTCTTTAAAGAAATTTTCATTAGAATCAAAATATTTCCTAAAATTTTCATCTGTATGCTTTATTCTTCTCTTATTAAGAGAATAAATATAACCTACAATAATCTCTATAGCATGGATCTTATTTATGTTATCATCATTTAATACTGAAAGTAAAAAATTACGTAATGGATGATTTGATATAAAAAATAAACCATACCTAGATACCACTATATCATAATTTTCAATATTAGTTTTTACATCAGATTGATTTTTAATAACATACATATTAGGAAAAGAACGGTAAGTATAATGAGAGTCACCATTTATCAATTTCCATCTTTTATTCCCCTTACGCCAACAAAATTCAAAACGTCTATTATTTTCAAACACCTGTATTTCAGATACTTCATATTCCTTTAAGAATATGTCAATGGTATGTTTTCTTGCTGAGGTCTCGGATAAAACATTACGTTTATTACAACTAAAACTAGTATCAAGACTTTGAAATAAAGATAAAGCCGTTTTATCACAATTTTTAATTTCCTGCACTAGCCTTTCAGCAGATGAATATGCTTTGCTCTCAATAGTCCATATTTCTTCTCCGAAATCACGAATACTCTGATTAATATATTTTTCGCCAGTATCAACCAAATTACATTTATAATCATGGAGAACCTCATCAAATAACTCTTTATCCTGATAATTTCCTTGACGAACAATGTTATCAATATTTCTCTGAACATCATCTAAAGCCCAAGAAAGCGAATATTTTTCAGACAGATGCTGTATCTGTTCACCAGCTATCTCCAAATAAGAATTATAGATAAAACGAAATAAATCCCTCTGTTCTTCTGAATGCTCTAAACCATCACGAGCAACATTTGTTTTTGGAGCCTTTGCTCCTTGACAGTCTACCAATACCACATAATTTCGTCCTAAGTAACCAGGTGTATAGCCAGAGACAAGAATCCCTTCTATGCATATTCCAATAGGAGCATTGCGATCATTTAACAAATCATTCGATGGATTATATAAGCTCCAACTATCATTATATAAATAGTGCTTACGAAGAAGGAAATACGCTTCTACGCCTAAATCCAAATCGACTTTCTTTAAAAGCTTATACTGTTTGTCATCTACAATTATTTTGTAACGCATTAAAAAATCTCTGAGTGCTTTTTCATTTGAGTCAAATCCGACACAAGTCTCAACCCCATTTTCTATCACTACGACCTTGCAATCAGGTTTTATTATCCAATATCTTAAATCATCAACTATATTTGACAGGTCGACATTATCATGAACCTTCAAAATAAACGTAGTACCATGATGTTCTCCCAATATTTCTGTTGGATCAACATCATTGCGTAACATGTATTCGCCTTGCAGATTTTTAATTTTCAATCGATGAGCCTTTTCCTCTTCATACCACAAAGTAATTACTTCAAAGTCGTCACTAATCATAAAACAAGTTAATAGTCCAATTCCGAAGCGACTAATAGAATGAAAGTTTCTGTTCTTAGCTTTAAATTCTTCAGATTGATATCGAGAGGATCCGACTTTAAGCAGATATTTTTTTATTATCTCTTCATTCATTCCAGTACCATTATCAGATACCTTTAGAATGCGTTTTTCTTCATCCCATTCTATTCTTATTTCAGGTTTATAATCAGTAGAACCATATTTTGAATTATGATTCATTAATCTACAAGCATCAATTGAATTTTGAGCTAATTCACGCAAAACGACATTGGCTTGATTGTATAATGTATGACCAATTAATAATTTAAGAATATTATCCTTGTCAAGTTCAAACTTAAGTTTTTCAGCATTAAATCCCTCCGTTTTTATCCGGCTTCTGCATATTCCATCCCAAGGAAATATATAGCCATTTTTATTGTCATCACTAGATGTTTTACATATTTGAAATGTAAGTTTAATTTCTTTTTCTGCATAAGAAAGATAATCCATAAAATGAGAATAAGCATCTTCATCATTGAAGGATGCAACAACTTCTAATTGATGTGGATTAATGTTTTTGTCAACTTTACCATCTTTATCTTTTTCTTCCTTAGGACGAATCCTTTTTACTGCTTTTTGTTTAACCCATTCTCTTCGACTATAACTGTTTGTAGGAGAAATTATATTAAAATCAACATCCGGAGTCCGTTCTGAATTAACATGTAATAAATCAGTGGTTCGTAATATAGCTGCAGCAAATAACAAATTTACTTCTGATTCTCTAGCCTGTTCATAAGGCTTATTAATGTCAAACTCAGCAACATCAGCAAATGGTTCACAGTGGCTTCTGCAAATTTTTCCTAGGTCTTTTAGAAAATCAGGATCCACATTGCACAACATGTCATACAATACTTTTACAACCGGATTATCAGATTTTTTTCTGTTAGCTACTTCTGTCAACCACAGTTCTATTCGATTGCCGTGGTTATCTCTTACATAATCCTGATAAATATATTTTTCTCGTTTTTCTTCAGACAGCTTTGAATATTTAGATGGGTCAATTTTACTACTCCGATATGTCTTAAATCTGTAATCTTTATCTCTATTGTCAAATTCATTTTGAGTTATAAGCATCCCTAAATCATGAAAATAAAATGACAAAACTATCATCATCCAATCAGTAGGAGTCATAACTAATCGTGTTTTTTCTGGAATTATATAATCTAACAACTTCAACATACCATTAACATGAGTAATATCATGTTTGGTATATTCAGAAAACATTCCATTACTGCCAACATGTGATAATAATGATGCGAGTTTATCTTTCGCATTATCCAAATCAAAACCTGTGAATGTTTCAAGTCTTAATGCTTTTTTTGCTTCGTCTTCTGCTTTGTATTTTTCTTCCTCTTTCATACTAAAAATCAATTTTATCAGATTCGTTATTATTGTCTAATGGACGTAATATAGAAATAGATATTACCTTGTAAAGGTAATTTTTTACTAACATCTCAATAAAGCGTCCATGATATATGCTATACTCATCAATTGATATATTAACACCTTTATGTCCTATAATATTAAATATAATTCTATCACGATAACAAACAGGACGAAACCAAGCAACTTTGTTCCATTGATCAGCGCAATGAGTAAAATCTCCATCTTCATCATATAACCATGTGTCTATTTTACCAGACTTTATAAGATATTTAATATCCTCAAGCAATATTTCTGGTTTAGATGTAATCACTTGTATAGCCATTATTGTATAACTGTTTTATTAATCCAACTTATTCTATATGTTACTATATTTTGATGCAAAATATGAATATCCAATTTTATTTTTATCATAATTATTCAGCAATCCAAAGATACTTTATTTATTAATTCAATTAATACTTTATGGAAAATTTTTATCTATTTCCTATATCTCATTTGATGCTGAACGTCCCTTCTTAAACAAGTTATTTCAATAGTTTATTACACTTAGCACTCTCATTTTCTGTTATTTAGTATTCCCTACTACTTAATCAGCTCGTTAGTGTATCTAGCCAGCCGTCCATGAAGCCTGTCCTGCTTTCTTCTTTCAGACGTGTGTCTGCTCTCACATAACCGGCACCTGCTGGTGTAATGGGTGCCAGATTTCGTTTCATAGGCACGGAACTTCCTTTCCGAAAGGTTCCGGCCACATTCGATACAAACTTTCATGATGCAGACCTCCTTATCAGTCCCATGTTACGGTTTACCAGTTCGATAATCTTATCATGGTAATCACTCGTTTTATTGCAAACTGCACGGCTTTGGATTATCTTGAAAGTTTTCAAGTTTACTTCTATTGTCTCTAATCGTTTCCCATTCTTCTGTGCTGTGAGAATAAGGCAATCTTTACGCCTGTAATATTCATTTTGATATACACAATGGTGCATTGCCTTTCCTTCCAGGTAGAACTGGGTAACACTTTCCAACGGACGGATTACGATACCCTTATCCTTGATTTCCATTCCCAGAAACGGCTGGATTCTTTTGATGAATGACAGAATATCCTGTTTCATTCTGAACATGCGTTCAATCCTTTCCTTTCGTTTCTGTTCAGCCCGAATCTTCGCTTCTATCTTTCTCTTCTTCTCAACCAGCTTGTCATGCTCTTTCTTCAGGTTCTTAGGGCATACATAGTGAGCGTTATGTGTGTCAAGGTGGAAATAGTCAAGCAAACGAAGATAATCATCATACATGGAACCATCCTTGATGATATAGCCGTTACGGTTGCAGATATTCACTACCCACGGATGATAAATACAACCACGATGCATGTAAAAACTCAGCATACCATACTGTTTCGTCTTCAATAGCATTTCCGCATACTTGCTTTCTCCTAAAATGGCATGTATCAGCCTGGCCGGAGTAATACCATGGAACGAAGTACGAAGTCCGTTCCTTCGGAGTATAGGCAGCAACTTTACTTTTGGATATACATATCCGTTTATGTCATAGCAATTATATCCGTAATAATCAACAGAATTTTTGATGCTTATCGGCTGTGTGTATATCCAGGCATTCTTGCCCATATTCATTGGTCTGGCCATTACTGTTTCTTTCCTATCCTCAGTTATCCACTGCTGGCAAACTTCCGTGCTATGGTAGAATATTTCTCCCATTTTCATCCCTTTGTGCTTTCCTATTTCCACATGTCTGAGCACCTGAAACTTATCTACCGCCGTGACGATAGTCATGTATTCATACTGACACAGCTTTTTCTTCCTGCTGGTTTTTATTTCCAGTCGTTCACCGCAGTAAGGACACCGTATGTATCCTTCCTTCTGCCCAGTTACATCAACCCACATCTTTCCACATTCACTGCACCACATTTCATCCTTACAGCGGTAAGCATTATGCGGAAAACAATGCTTCTTTCCCCACCGTATTTGGGCATCTGTTATTTCTGGCAGCTTACTGCTCAATTCAGCTACCAGCCTTTCACGTTTTGTCCTTGGTCTCATAGTTCTCCGAATAATGAAAGTTGCAGACTGTTATCATCACCTCTCTTGCGTTTCGGCTGCGGCTTTAATTGTGGTTTTGGTTGCTCTGCTTTCGCAGGTTCAGAAGCCGGAGCCACTACTTCCACACGTTCCTGCACCTTGTCCACCTTGATGTTATCCTCGTCGTAATAATGGACTGCCCATCCGTATACGGTTGCTTCATCGACACCGACTGCGTTTCCTCCCTTTGCCAGCTTTCTGGCTTTCGAGTAGATATACTTGATACATTCCTCGATACTCTTGTCCGCTTTCCTGTAGGTTTCTGCAAAGAGAGAATCAGTCTTTGCACGATTCTCCAAATACGCCTGGATTGTTGTTTCAAAATTTGAACTTGACATAATAGTATTATTTTAGTTCCATCTTTGAGGTCGGTTGTTGATTCTCTCCAAGTAAGCAGCTATCTTCTTCTCAGCATCCTCACCGTTACGGACGAAAATTCGCGTCCGTGTCTTGTCGCCTGGGATAGCTACATACTTTCCATGTTTCTCCAGTTCCCGATGCTGGGCGATTTTCAGTTCAGTTCCAGAAGGGTTCTTCTCCAAATCCACTTTATGTGGAAGTATTGGGTCATTTTCCGTTATCATTTTGCAAGATATTTGTTGATTATGTTACTCACTACAAGTCCGGCTTCATCACACATCCCGGCAAAGTTGTCAGACAATGAAGCGTTTTTCTCTTCATCGGGTATTCGTACTATGCTTCTCAGTTCTTTCAGTACGCGCTTTACCTGAAAAACTACCTGAGCATCTATTCCGTTTGATTCAAGTTCAGACTGGAACTCCAGTGCCGCACCCTCAAGTAAGTCTGAGTAGATGAACAGCTTGTGCATCTTGCGAAGCATTTCTACCTTGAACTCCGGTGTATAGTCCTGAAGAAGTTCTCCCAAGGAATGCGGTTCCACCTCTCTTTCAAGGGAGTCAATCTTGTTCTTGATTTTCTGTGCTTTGGCAAAGTTCATGGATGAAATCAAGGCGATATACTTCTTTCTCAGCTCATTGAGCTTTCTTTCTGATTCTTGTCTTGTCATTTCTCTACTTTTCTGATGATTAAATACTTTGGCTCACCCTTGCGGAGATTGCTTAATGTCTCTTCGTCAACCTCTGCTTCTGTGAGTCCGTTCACGTTCATGTATTGTGGAAGACGGTATTTCTCACGTAACCTCCTGATCAGGTTCCAGTCACGAGTTACCCAGTTGATTGTGATTTTCATATCATTTTCTCAGGCTTTCACCGCTGAAGAGGACGGTTTTCGTTATCGCCCTCAGCCGGTCAATGGTTCTTTCCCCATATTTCTCTCTCAGCTCGTCTATCGTTAGGTTGGTGGTCAGGATAAGAAGCTTTCCTTTCTTCTCTGCTTCGTCTGCCAGTTCAGCGAATGCAAGCCTTTTTTCGCCGTATTTGACGCTAAGATTCTCTGTCCCTATATCGTCAACGTAGATGATGTGTTTTTGCTTCACGGCGTCCAAATCAGCGTTCATCTGCTGTGCATCGTAGCAGCTTACCACCTTGCGGCAGTAATGGTTAAGAACCAAAGGAAGAATCTTTCCGCAGATAAGGGTCTTTCCGCGTCCGCAGTTGCCGAAACACAGAAGTCCGCGACCTTCATTGCCGGCCAGCCAGCCTGCCACTTCTTCGTACTCAGGAAGCCATCTGGCATTTTCTCCAGTGAAGTACCTGATACCGGCCCAGAGAACTCTTTTGGCATCCGGAACGGTTATCTTTACGACGTTAGGAATAGGGGAGAAACCCGTATCTTTGAGCCGTTCGATTGTCTGTTGAAAATTTATCTGTTCCATGTTTACCAGCCTTTCTTGTATTTTTCCGGTGAATTATCCTTCAGAACTATGCCTACATCTGTTTTTGAAGGCACTTTCTCACGACTGGCCCAGGTCGCCAGCCGTCTTGGAAGCTCCCAGGTCTTTTCCAGTTCATAGCGCATCTTGGTTTCTGACTTGTTAAGCTCGCTCCAGTAATCGAAGAAAGCCCGAATCATTTCTTTCGGGTACTGACTGACATAAGGGACTAACGACTGGTAGAAGGATTCTTTCCTAGAGAGAGTAGCGGCTTTAGCCGCGTCTTTCTTTGCTACTACGTTAGTAGTAGTTTCTTTAATAATATTCTTCTCCTTTATTTGCTTTGTGTCACCCGTGTGTCGCTTTTCTGGCTCTTTGGCAGGGTGTGTCACCTGCTGTGTCGCCACTTGTGTCATTAGCTGTGTCACTTGCATCCGTAAATTATTGATTTCCTGAATGATATTTATGTCACTCATTGTGTCATTGCTTGTGTCACTTACTGTGTCAGACTCTGAGCCATTATACTCATTGTACTTTACCAAGGTTATTACATTCATTCCTTGTTCTTTGGAAAGAGTTATCATGTTCTCTCTTCTCAGAAAGGCAAGAAACGTCCGTACTTTCCTCTCAGACCATTTCCAACGCTTTGATAAGAATCTTATGGATGCAGGATATTGTCCTCTTGTATAAGAGACTTCTCGACCTCCGATACTCTCCATACGGGGCGTTGCCTCAAATCGTGCTGACTGAATCAAGTCAAGCCACGCTTCGCAACTGCTAAAAGTCCGGGCTTCATTCCACATATCATTCGAGAAGAACTTGCGGCTTAGTTTTATATATCCTTCCATAATCTTAGAATCTTACGTTAGTCAACTGTCTGCTATTGGAGTACACGGCCCATTTGCCGTTTCCGCTATCCACCAGGCGTAAATCCTTGACTTCGCCAAATCGTTTCAGATTCCCGCAAAGGTCAACGATCCAGCCAGCCTCCTTGTTAGGATGCGGACGGATGGCACGACCGACTATCTGATACCAAAGAGCCAGTGACATTGTCGGACGGGCCATGACAATCGTATCCAGTTCAGGATAGTCAAATCCGGTAGTAAGTACACCTACGTTGGCCACAACGGGTATCTCTCCGGCCTTGAACGCTTCAAGGATATGTTCGCGTTCTTTTTTCGGTGTTTCTCCTGAAACGATGGCTGTTCCGGGAATGGACCAGGTGAGACGTTCTGCTTCTTTCAAGAAACGGGTGAAAACCAATATACCTTTTCGTTTTACACCGCTCTTGGGATTCATAAGCCTTTGGACGATGCTCACCAGAAACCCGTAGAAGTCGATACGCTCATACTCTTTCACTACAGACTTGTCCGTGTAGTCGGCTCCGGTAGTGTTCACCTTCAGGTTAAGTTCGTTCCATCCCAAAGGATTCATCGGATAATAGTTCAGCTTCGAAAGATACCCCATATCCAATAGAGTAGAGATTTGAACCTGATAGATTACCTCAGAGAACACGCACGGGCGTGTGCGTGTGATGAACTTCAACATACTGCCGAAATCCCTGCTTGATGAAAGCCGGTAGGGCGTAGCCGTCAATCCAAGAACTTTACATTTCAGCATCGAAAGAAATCTCTTGTACATTCCGTCTTTCGGGTTAACCAGATGGCACTCGTCGATGATGATATTCTGAAAATGCTGGAAAAGTTCCGGATGGTTGACTACGCTTCCGATAGTGGCGAAAGTTATTCTTGAAATCTCCTTTCGCCCGAATGAGGCAGAGTAGATGGAACAATCCAGAACACCATACGAACAGAGCTTCAGATAGTTCTGTTCTAGTATCTCCTTACTGGGCTGAAATACTAGCGTGTGCCCTTCAAGACGGCTGGCGATGTCGGCTATCACAAGACTCTTGCCGGCTCCGGTAGGCAGTACCATGATGGCATTGTTCTTCTTGGCCCTGTTAGCAAAGAAGCTGACTGCAGCATTACTGGCCTTCTGCTGGTAATCCCGTAAAACATAACTCATAATCCTTTCTCCTTACTCAGTTTGTCTCCCAAAGCCTTGTAATACTTGGTGAGTTCTATTAATTCAAAATCAGTCCATTTCTTCGCCTGGCTTGCTCTCCATGCCAGCTTGTCGAAGCGTTGCTGACCGATTTTTGATTTCAAGTTTTTCTCGTAATGTATCAGATGGTCTGCGCTGAAACGGTTGCACGCCCGGCACTCTGCGTGGGCATTGTCCTCGTCAAAGCGTGTAGCCATGTGGCGGCGCGAATGGAAGTGTCCGCAATCTGCCTGTTCGTATGGCTTTATCTGGGCGCATGAGATACAACGGAAATACCCGTTCGGCATACAATCACGAAGCCGGATATAGCGGCTGAAAACTTTGTCGAGTTTGGCCACTAAATCCGGCTTCTTTTTAATCTTGATACCTGCCTTATCGAATAACGGCAAAGGCTTTTCTTTCTTCTTTTTAGGTTTCTTGATGTAATACATATTTATAAAGCCTTATAATCATTCATACTACCCCAATAACCATATATTTCTTCATCACTCTCACCATTAAGCCGAGCTTTTTCTATTTCTTTATTCATGCTATGTGAAAGACCAGTCAAATCTCCTGAAAGACTTTCGAATGACGAACATTCTTTCGTACTATTTCTGCGTATTTTGTGTGTAATGTATTTTTCAATACTGTTGAATATTGGATTATCCTTTTCAGACATTCTTAAAGATATATATCCATAATTGAATGTAAATGGAGTATTTAACTTTTCATATGACTCTCTGTCTTTTATATGCTTATACATCATTTCAACCGGAAAAGTCATTGGCAAGCGTTCCTTCTTAATCATTATGGCTATCGCATCATATAAAGCCTGTTCTTGATCTGTCAGCTTAAACCAGTTGATATTCTCAAAGCACCACATGATATAACCAATATGAGTAAGTATGATATACTTTATCTCTTGTCCTTTGTATTTCCCAAATGTTAATTTCCGTTCTTCTTTCATAATAATTCCATTATTGGTTGTGGACGCAACGGGAATCGAACCCGCCCAACCATCACGGTTTTACTTGCTCATATATTAGCTAATTCAATGGGACAAGTGTATGGAGATATTGCGCAATTACTCCATACTAAAGCACGTCCTGTGCTTGCGCCCGTATGCCCGTCTTTCCGGGCGTTTATTCATGCTATTTCGTTATTTTTAAAAACTCAGGGGCAATTCCATAAAGTGGTGTACGGCCATCCCATTTATCTATGAATTGCTTATAGAGTATTTCTTTAGTCAACCCACGTGATTGAATGATAGCCTGTTCTGTTTTTAATTGCTCCAATTCGTTGCGTTTCTTCTGCTCTGCAATCTGCTGGTCTAATACAGATATATTGGTATTCACCTCATTACGACTATCAATCTTCTCACGCACAGCCTTTGAAAATTCAAGCTGTGCAGAAAAAGTCAGCAATTGAAGCCCTCTTTTCTCAAATTCTTTATCCACAATCTGCTCCAACCGCTTTTCAAAAAGAAGAGAACCACCGTCAGCCATTAAACTGTCTGTCTTGTGCTTACGGCTTTCTTCTTTGATTAAATCATAAATACGAGGTTCAAGTATATTATCTTCAAGGCTTTGCATAAACCCGTCTTTTCCTGATTCTGTATCAGCTTTATCTATATGTTTGTTATCGAATACAACATCTATAGCTCTATTCTTGATAACTTTATAAGAATAAGTAGGACGTGCGTTAAATTCAGTGTTATCAGCAGCCTTCAATGTGACAGGTTCAGCAAATTCCCCTCTTTGGTCAAACAATGGAACTTGAAACAATTCAGTGCCCCATTCCCAAGTGGAAACTTTACCGGACACTACCTTAAAATCCTCTTTTCCTTGCTTCCCATAGTTCTCCATTAGAACACCGGCATAATTAGGGGCTACTCTTTCGCATGAAGCAAATACCACTAAGGTCATACAGACCAACATTAGATTAATCAATCTTTTCATTCTTCAAATTTTTAATTAGTTTATAAACGAAATAAATCACTGTGGCTGATATTATTACCACGCCCAGCCAAGCGTTGAGGTGATTGAATATTCTGTTTCCGATAGATACTCCGACTACCAGAAACAGAATTAAATAAATTTGCTTTCTCATTGTTACACCTCAATGATTACGATGTCAGGTGCAACACCTTTGATTGCTTCAACCTGTTTGTCAATCACCTTATTCTTGTATTCTTCAATGGCCTCATTCGCACCGGCAGAAACCAAAGAAAGGGAAACTTCCCGCCCATCCACATCGGCGTAGATTTCAACTTCGATTTCTTCACAGGCAAAACCTTTGAAAAGAGGGATATTCAGTTTGAACGATTTTGGCAGATTGGAATCAACCACTTGAGAATAGTTATCCGTCTTGTTCCCGTTTTCCTCTTTGCTACGTTCTATATCCTGATTCACTTTCGCCTTGAAGTTCTTCAAAGTGGAAACCAGCATCATGTTCTCAGACTTATCCTTGAAGAAGGCACGGTGCATCTTGAAGAACTGGGACAATTTGATAGGTTCCCATTTCCTTTCCGCATTGATACCGAACTCCTGCATTTCCTTTGAAGCCTGTAAAACTCCACTAATTACTGTCTGGTAATAATTGGTTTCATCAATAGTCAAAGCCAGACACATCTTATCACGGTTCACAATGATATTGGCCGATTTCTGATTAATCAGTTCGACACGCTTTTCCAGCCATCTGAAGGGTGCTTCTATCGTTCCATTGATAACTACTCTCTCCGGTTCTTTCGGGTCAAGGGCTACGGATGCTTTACCTTCTCTCAATACTACTTCGATGGGGGTACCATTGTACTCTTTCGGTACTACCAAATTGATTTTGTTTTCACTCATGATTCTGTTCCAGTTTTACGGTTAATACTAAATACTGTCTTCTGCATTTCTTGTGGCATGATTGGGCGGCTATAAACCAGTTCACCTAACTTGTTGTAGAATCCTACCATCTTTTCTTTATGGTATAGGAATTTTGCACATTCTTCATTCTCGACGAACTCCGAACCTCTTTTGATGTGGTCCAAAAGTTCCTGCTTTTCTTCATTCAAAGGCTTCAATCGTTCTTTGAAGCTTTCCATAGCCTCTTTCTTCTCCAACTCAACATCGTTGATGGTGATTGATACCTCGGCCAAAGTCTCTTTCTTCTGAGCCAGTTCTTCGGGGGTGAATCGGTGAGTATATCCGATTTTCTCTACCGCATCGGCGTTGTCCTGAAGGAACTGCCATCGTTCCTGTTCAGGGATGTCTTGTCCTAAAAATTTGTCCATAGTCAAATAAACTCTTTGTTACGTTCGATTTAATTTATTATTCAAACTTCCAACAATATCCACCAGCAGTTTTTCTTTTATGATAACAGCAAAGTGAAATATTTCGGTAATCTACACCAGTATCTCTATAAGCATCCATCAATGTTAAATGGCGTTTTATCAAAACTCCATTTTTATCCAATTGAAGAACCACCTTTCCTTGCGATATAGCTCTACGTCTTTTAGCTGTACCGTAATTAAGATTGTAAGCATGGCTACACCATTCAAGATTTCCTACATTGTTGTTTGTTTTGTTTTCATCTTTATGATTTACAACTGGATAATTATGAGGATTAGGCAAGAAAGATTCAGCCACTAAACGATGAATGTTTACTGTATGAATACTTCCATCTTTGAATAGATTTACGCATCTATATCCACATCTGTTTTGTGGTTTCAAAATATGTGGTTTCTTTTTCATTAACTCGCCATTTTGAAGCCTTACATGACTGCATATAGATTTAACCCGTCCCATATCTGATACTTGATATAAACCTTCATATCCGGATATATCTTTCCAATTCTCACCCATCCCCATAGCTTAGAAATTCTTTATCTTTTTCTATCTCTTGTTGAATATGTAATAGAAACTCATTCTCGTTAGGACTTGGTAAATATATTCCTGCTTTAGCACTAGAATAATTCCGAAATCTTTCAATAGCGAGAGTCATTTCTCCCGTACTCAGTTCAGACGAGCTTCTCAAAGTTTTTATAATCTTTCCTTTTTTGTTCGTCTTTTCTTTCTCGAATATATCCCTATTACATAACCTCTTGAAAATATCGATTTTAACTTCCTCTACACTATAACCTGTTTCACTTGCGAACCAATTTAGAAGCAAATAGAAGTATCTGTTCTGGGCGAGCGTGCGGTTGGGCAGCTTCTTTCTCACTTCCACAACCGCCCGCTCCTGGAACAGTTTGTTTACATAAGCCTTGAACTTGGGTATATCGTATTCATTCTTCAGATTGAATATGCTCATAGGCTAGAACGGTAAGTCATCTTTGGGATTTCCATTCGCATCTACATCAGGTGGAAACGCCTGTGCCATGGTTGGCGTTTGTGTCGGTGACGGTTGCTGTGCTGGCACGGATGCTGGCTGGTGCATTGGCTGACGGCCTTCCAGTTTATAGCAGCGGATGGACACCATACGTTTTAGTTGTCCGTCCTGATTTGTCCATTCCCGACCTTGCAAGGCAAAGGAAACCGTTATTACGTCACCGGTTCTGAACTGGTCAAGTTCGGCACATTTGTCACCACTTACTTCAAGTGGCAGGACGTTCTCGTACTGGCTCCGTTCACCTGTGTATGGGTCATGGGTCGTAGCATCGAGTAGAAACTCACGTTTCAAAAACGGGTTGCCACCGCTCTTGGATGGGATTTCTTGGGGCTGGCCGATATAGACCAGCCGCCCGGTTATCTGATTACTCATTTATGATACTTTTAATGTTATACTTCCACATACAGGCGTATCTACAAGATACTTGTCATAGACACCTGGATAATCTCTCTCAAAGGCTTCACGGTCAAATGTCCTTCTGATGGAATCTTTCTTGCGGATGAAAGAGACGCTTTCACCTTTCCATGAATAAGCACCCGCCTTGACCATTTCCTTCATCACACCGTCCGTAAGCTCCTTCTTGCGTTCCGACCAATATTTCGCCTGCTCGGTTATCTCTATGATTGAATCCTCCATTTCACGGTACTTCAAAGGCATGTCAGTCTTAACCGAAGGTACGGCATAAGGGTTTATGAACTTGCGTCCCTCTATTTCGGCTGAGAGCAGTTCAAGGATGATACCGTCATGTATGCGTTCCACTTCCAAAAGTTCTGAAATGCTTCCCCTCAGCCAGATGGCGAACAGCCTTACGGCTTTGCATCCGGGGTTCTGCCTTTCAAACAAATAAGCGTAAATGGACAGCTGCCACCTTACATACTCCTTGTCGAGCTTGTATGTTGTCTTGATGTCACCCAATGAAAATTCGCTGTCACTTTCCCGATATACCTTGTCAATACAGGAAGCGAAGTGCTCGTTGTCCGATACAAGGTATTCGCTCGCTTCATATTGAAGCCCGTAACTTTCTTTTATTTTTTGATAGTTGCGGGCTTCCTCGCTTTCGTGGTCAATACCCAAATCATCCACGAGTTCGCAGACCTCATGCACGAAAGAACCCCTTTCGGCTGCCCTTTTCATTACAAATTTGGGAACGCCCGAATACTTGTCCGGGAACAGTTGCCTCTCAATTATCCCGGTAATGCCTTGCAGGCACACGCCTTCGGGGGTGGTGTAGGTATGTGTGTCCTTGTCGAAAAGGATACTTGATTTAATTAAATCCATTTTTTAACGAGTTTTTTTTCTTGTTTACAATATCAATGAATCTTCTGTCACCTTGCAATACGGTATAGTTCTGCCATATACTTTGCAGGGCTTCCACGGTCTGCGCGGCGTTCACCTCCTGCTCCGCCATCGCGAAATAGTCAGTTTCTTCAGGTGTGGTGACATCCGGGTCTTTCGGCTCTTCGGTGGGGATAAGGAACATTTGCAGCAACGAATATTTCAGCGCGATGCTCATTGCCTTGTTCATACCCTTGTCCCCTGAATCCATCGCTTCTCCGACATTCACCGTCTCAACACAACTGCCGTCTGTAGTTATATACCTGAACTTGACTGTCGCCCTTGTGAATGTATTTGTACCGCCGGATTTCGTCGGCCTGTTCTCTGTAGTAAACCCCTGAACTTCCTGCAGGATGAACACTTCGTTCTTGGCAAACAGCTCGTGAAGTTCGTTCATCACATTGTCTATGCCCCTGAACTTGAATCCCTGCTGCTGGTTCTTCTCTGATTTTGTAATGGCTTTCGTCTCTCTGAGAATGCTGGCCATCTTCCCGTAAATAAGTTGTCCTTCCATAATCGTGTATTTTAATAAATCAATTTTGCATGTTTTATCACATCCCAGGCATTGCAAGCCCATCGGCTGTGTGGCACGCCTTCTTTGGTCTTGTATCTTATCCTTCCGGATTCGCACAACTCTTTCAGCCTTTTGAGACCGCCTACTATCGAAGCTGCTTCGTATTTCCCGAAAGACTTGTTGTTTAAGACGATTTTCAATACATCTTCGTTTATCATAAGCATTTTATTTTAAGCAGATAATTGCCGAAAAACCCGGATACTCTGTTGCTGATACCCGGTATTTCACGTCCATTTTGTTTTTAAGTGTCCCGATCAAGCGGAGGTCACGATTGCGGCGTGATGCTTCCAGCTTGATTCCGTTATGCCGTTTCTTGTCATAGGGAACCTTGTAGATGTCCCCTTTCTTCATTTCGTCAAAAAGACGTACTGTCTGGTAGTTTTCGTCTACTGTAATTTCTCTAACCATAGTTTAAGTATTTGATTGTTTGCTGGCAGAACGGGACTTGAACCCGTGACTTCCATGCTAACCCTTACATGGCGTTCTACCGCCTGAACTATCTGCCAATGAAAATGCCGGACTTTATGGCCCGGCATCTACCCATTTTCTATAACCCATAAAAACTAATCGACTAGTACAACCAGCGATTTGACCATGTTCTTGAAGTTGTCAAACTTCGATTCAATCTTTTTCTTTTCTTCCATGTAATACAGCATTGATTTTTTGTATTCCTCCGATTCGCGTTGCAGATTCTGTGTGTATGCCACGAGTTCATCATGCGTCATACCCTGTAATTCCTCATTTGTTTTCATGTCTATTCTTTTTAATGTTCTTGATTTCTGTTTCTATCTCCTTATCGAACAGCTCCCGTCTGTCCAGTTCCCTTGAGCGTGCCGCCAGAATGGCACTGATGTCCGCAAATTCATCACAGATGCTTTTTATTGTTTCTTGCAGCTCGTTCATTGTCCAGTCTGTTTGCGATTGAAAAACCAGTGATTATAAACCCGACAAATCCTATCCAGTACATAGCAGACAGGTCTTGATTGAAGTGCATTACCAGAACGGACAATGCACAGAGAAAAAGTAGTATTTTCATAACCGTGTGTATTAAATATCGCTCCCGTGGGCGTTCCGGTGGTTGCCTTACTGCTTATCAAAGGTCTGGTAAGCCACGGGTATATATAGTTCATGCTGGTGTCTAATCAGTGAAGATTGTCTTTATAGGCGACCTACGCCCACCTGCAATCGTATAAGTCGTTTTTGTTATCTGTGTGATTCGTATGCTGCGTTTGCTTAGTGCAGCCCTTTACTCATACTCTTTTCACACAGCCGTTATCGCTACTCAGTCGTCCGTTTCACGTCAGGCTTAACGGTAAGCCTAAATTTCCATCATGTCAAAGAACCAATCAAGTAGAACCCTGCCCGATTCTCGCTATCGGTTGCCGTTCAGTCCGTCAGCAGGGTAGGTGAGTTACCAGCGTGTCACTGCCATGCCTTGTGATAACTGAAGGTTAATGTAGTCCATGCCATCATCTTCAGGCAGGTTGTATTCTTCAAGAAGGGCTTCGTATTTGTTCACCTCTTCAGTAAGTACTTTGATGTATTCTTGCTTGCTGTCAGCATTGAAAGCCCTGCATAAAGTCTCTTCATCTGCGTTGTAGGCGAAGTTCAGGTCTTTGTACAGCCCGTCAAGTTCTTCTTCGATTTCGGGGCGTGTCATAGTCATGCGATGTTTAAAAGGTTAGCTTTCTTGAAGCATCTGTATTCTTGTCTCTCAGTATCGAAGTACACCTGAACAGTGTCATTCTTCTTTCTGCTTTCACCTGATGTGGCTGGTATCAGATTTTCTTTCAGCGTGCCGTAGGCTTCACGAACAGAACCATCTACCTTTTTGAAGTAGAACTTTACGATTCTTTGCTTCATTGCAGCTTTCAGCTTCATGTTTGCCCAGGCGCATTTCATTGCTTCACTCATAGAGAAACCGTTTCTCTTTACCAACTGCCATGCAAGGCTCATAATCTCGTGTAATACATTTCTTTTCATAATCATGTGAGGGTTAGTTGTTTTTTACTATATTTGTTTCGTATCAAAGTTTCGATATGCAAATATAGTATCTAAAAAGAAACCAACAAAACAAATAGTTTCTTTTTGGATACCATAAAACATTATTTAACTGTTAAGAGCCTTAATACAGTATTATATGAAGAAGTATTATGAAGCAAAACTAAGATGTATAACTTGTGCAGGTGAAGATTTTGAATTTAATAAAGACCAATCTTATATAAATGCAATACATGTGGACGCGAGTACTTAGGTGGTTATAATGAACTCCTTGAATACAATCAAGATGTTCAAGAAGATATTTTTCATCAAGTTCAAGAGGATGCAGAAAAGATTGTAAAAACAGAACTTAAAAAAGTATTCAAAGAAATAAACAAGGAAATCAAAATCAAATAATGGAAATATCTGATATTATATCATTAGTTAGCCTTTTTGTCTCCGTATTTGCAGGAATATATACTTGGAACACAAGGAGAAAGCTTAATAAACAGCAGCTTCAAATTAATGAATACACTTTACTGAAAAACAAAAAGGATGAGGAAGAAGAAAAAAAAGCAGAAATATGTGCCAACGCATTCAAAACTGGAAATAATGGATGGAGAATACGCGTATTCAATAATGGAAAAGGACTCGCTCGTAATATAAAGATTTACTCAGATGACATATTAGATGATGATTCTGGTATTCAATTAATGGTAAAACAAGCCTCTTATCCATTATTAAACAAAGGGGATCATTTCGATATAGTTATGATTTTATTTGAAGGACATAATCCAGCTCCAATCATTCGATTAGTATGGGATGACGAGTTTGGTCATGGAAGAGAAAGAACACAAGCATTAAATTTAGTCTTCTAGTAACTTCCTGATTTTTTATTATTCTCATCAATTTTCTCATCCATTTTGTAATTCATATAGATTATTACAAGATTGATAACAATACTTAATGAGCTAATAATAAATGATATCATTATGTTACAAGTTACTCTCACAATAGGTACGGGCTATCTGGAGATGTATTTAAACCTCTTAGGAGGAATGTTTAACTAATTGTTTCTGTAACATCTCGTACTTGTTACAGTACAAAGATAGTATCCTTAAAGATACTATCAAATAAAATTGCAACTAATTATGGGAAATTCTGTAAAAGAACGGTTTTATGAAACCATGGAAGCTCTCAATCTAACTGACTACAGGGTTTACACGGATGTTGAGGGTATCACAAAAAACATGATGGTCAAATTGAGGAATGGTGAAACAAATGAAGTTTCTACAAAAATCTTAATGCCATTCCTTAGTAAATATTCTGATGTTGATGCTAATTATATCTTAACTGGCCGTGGAACACCTTTGCGACAGCAACCTGAAGTTACTCAAATATTTCACCCAAAGAGCATAGAAAAAGCTGAAGAAGATGGATTGATAACCCTTTATGATGTTGAAGCTGCTGCAAACTTGAAATCCCTCTTCGACAACAAAGACCAGAATATCCTTGGACAAATCAATATTCCAAATATCCCTAAATGCGATGGGGCTGTTTATGTCAAAGGAGACTCCATGTATCCATTACTTAAATCTGGTGACATCGTAGCATATAAGGAGGTACCTTTAGAAATGAGTCATATTTTCTTTGGAGAAATGTACCTTGTGTCAATAGATCTGGATGGAGATGAATACTTAACTGTAAAATACGTCCAGCATTCAGAAAAAGGTGAAGACTGGATAAAACTGGTAAGTTACAATCAAAACCACCAACCCAAAGATTTTCCATTATCTTCTGTGAGAGCTATGGCTTTGGTAAAATTGAGTATTAGAATGAACACAATGAAATAATATGGGACTTTATTTTAGGAAAAGGGTGAAGATTTTTCCTGGGGTGCATTTAAACATAAGCAAAACAGGGACAAGTTGGTCTGTAGGTCCGCGTGGAGCTTCAGTGAATGTGGGTAAGAAAGGAGTTTATGTGAATACCGGGATACCAGGAACTGGTATATATTCTCGGACTAAAATATCGGGAGGTAGTAGTAACTATGATAGAGATAAACATTATTCTTTTAAGCGTGAACAAGAAAATGAAGCAATTAATAGCAATCCGTTGAGGTTTATTTTGACATTTCTGTTTTTACTGGCTTCAGTAATGATTCCGTTACTTACAAGTGCTTCATGGGTTTGGTTTCCTATACTTGCCTTAATTGGTATTTGTTGTGCTTTTATTCCTGATAGTAAAACGGAAGCTAATAATTTAAACTATAATGCTGATAAAGTAGAACCTATCCATATAATCCCGGATAAAGTTATAAACATATCAGAAGAGAAATACGTATCTGAAAATACTTCTACTCTAAAAGAAAATGAGTCTCATAGAGAAGAAAATGTTTTAAAGGATTCCGTGATACATAAATTAGATCCATTATTTGAAGAATCGGCTCGTTTGGTCGTGAATCAGCAGCAAGGAAGTACTTCTCTTCTTCAGCGTAAACTTATAATAGGATATAATAGGGCAAGAAGGATAATGGGATTACTTGAGAAAGCTGGGATTGTTGGACCAGCAAATGGAGCAAACCTTCATGACGTGCTTTGTAAGGATGAAGTTGAGTTGGCTGAGAGGTTAGAAAACCTGAGTGATGACATGTTCCAAGAAACAACAAAAGATACTAATATAGAGGATAATTTTGATAAGAGTTCTCGGATTGTTAATATTGGAATTGATTTAGAAAAAGAAGGAATGATTGATGAAGCTATTAATGTGTATGAGAAATCAATCATTTACAGATTACCGCTTAAGCACCCATACGAGAGACTTGCTATCCTTTACAGAAAAAGAAAAGATTATGAGAATGAAATCCGAGTTATAAAAATTGCAATAGAAGTCTTCATGAAAGAAAATGAGAGAAGAGCCAATATGGTAATTGATGAGGATAATTCTATGTATAATCAAGTAATGCAAGCATTAGAGACCAACGAAAGTATTAAGTATGAAGATGGGAAATGGGCTTTCGTTCAATATGATGTCATGAGTTATATAACAAGACTAGAAAAGGCACAAACTTTACTTGATAAATCAAAAAACAAAAAGGAATGAGAAGAGTATTGACTTTGTTGATGGGATTGTTCTTTTTCTGCACATTTCATGCACAAGAAGTAGTAAGATATGTAACGGCAAACCTAAATTTAAGAGATTCTCCTGATGTAACATCTTCTATTATTACTCAGATTCCTAGAGGTACTGCAGTTCTAATTGATGAGGATTGTGATTGCAAATGGATTCCTGTTAGTTATAATGGGTATATTGGATATGTTTCAACGAAGTATCTTTCAAAAGAAAAAGTTTATTATTCTTCTGAAAATCATTCATCAGGACAAATAAGATATTATACTAATTCTAGAGGTGAGAGAGTTCAGTCTCCTACATATTATTCTTCTGCACCTCCTGGGGCAACTGCTTTATGCAGAGATGGAACATATAGTTTTAGTAAAAGCCGTAGAGGAACTTGCTCTCATCATGGTGGTGTTGCAAAATGGTTAAAATAGAGATTTATGATAGTAACAACAACAAATAGTATAGAAGGATATACAATAAGAAAATATCTTGGGGTAGTCAATGCGAATGTGGTAATAGGTACAAATCTGTTTTCCGATATTGCAGCCTCTTTGACAGATGTATTTGGCGGACGTTCTGGAAGCTACAAGAGTAAATTGACTACAATTTACGACGAAGTAATGAAGGAACTGACTGGAAAGGCTGAAAGTTATCATGCAGATGCAATCGTCGGTTTACATGTGGATTTTGACGAAGTTTCTGGCGGTGGCAAATCCATGTTTATGGTTTCCGCATCCGGGACTGCTATTACATTGGAGAAAACTACTCAAGACAGATACTTTCTGTATGACTTACTTGAAAAAATCTACGACTATAAAGAGAAAGGAATATTGACGGAGGAAGAGTTTGATTACGAAAAGAATCGAATTTTGAGTCAACACAGAAATCCTATCTCGGAAGAGTATAAAGGCATTTGCCAAGAGCAGAAGGAAAAGGAGAGAGAAGAGCTTTTGCGTGAGGAAAGAATAAACGAAGCAAAGGAGCTTTTAAAGAATCGTACTGGGTGCTCGATTGATGATATAGAAAAAATTGATGAATATCAGCTACAGGCTGTGTCCTATGATGATATTGATTTTGACCCCAATGATTCCATGCAGTATATAATCTCCAAGTTCATAAGATTAAACCGCGTTCCTGAAGCGTGTAAATTCTATATGGAAGAAACGGGCCTTGAGGATTTACAGTCTGCAATAGATTTTTGTCTCAATGTATATAAACAAATGTCCTCCGTTGATGAGGAGAAAGTTGCGGCTCTTATTCCCAAACTCAAGGTTTTAAAGAAGCGTGGATTTATAGAACAAGCAGTATCAGAATATCAAAAGATGACAATATCGGATAAGCAAACATCTGAAGCATTCATACTTTCTTTAGAGATTTGATAGGTATCCGACAACAGGATAGGGAAGGGCATTCAAGTAGAAAAAATGTTCTAATGAGTATCCTTATTCAGCTTAAATTAAATTATAAATAACTGATACACAGTGATTTTATATTATTCTTGGATAATCATTCGTAATGAGTAAGTCGCGGGTTCGAGTCCCGCTTTCGGCTCCGACTTAAA